TCTAAAACTTCTTTAAGCTCTCCTACTGTCATTTCATCCCCTTTTCTTTTAAATGTTTTCTATATTGCTTCACTATGTTTTTCAATGTATCTACAGCCCTTTCGGGTTCTAAATAAACACAGCCTCCGCCTACTAAAGAATTGTCGAGAAAGCACGTGTCGCAACATTGCCTATTTTCAAAACAAAAGCCGCAGGATTTGCTACTCGCAGTCTCAAAATCGAATACTCCTTTTATAATACCTATCCATTTGGCTCTTGAAAGCTCAAATGCAGAGGCACGCCCAATCTCGTATAGCGAAAAAGCCTTACGTTTGTCGTGTCGCCCGTTTGTGGTCATTGCCTTAATAAGTTCTGATGTTTTCATATTACCTCCGTCCTTTCTCCCTCACACCAGGCTTCTATGGCCTTTATAAACGCTATGTCTTTTTTTAGCGCCTCGTTAAACTCCTTTTTTAGCTGTTTGTATTCTGCCCTCAAATCATTCTTATCTGCCCTAAGTTCCCCAATTTTATCGTCAGCCTCCATTTTCTCGTCTTTAAGGTCTTCGATTATTTCCTGTAATTCTTTTATTCGCTTATTTTTTCTTCCGAACATTGCTCTCTCCCTTCTTTTAGTCTCCGTTTTTGATGCCTTTCATTTAAGCCATTTAAAATATGAACAATCACGTCGACCGTCCAGCCCTTGCCCAGCATTTTATACCGCTGCGCATTGCTAACACCCTCTGTGTATCCACGTTCTTTAAATGTTTTCCCTGTAAACGGAAGCGTTTGAAGACGTTTACATTCGAGAGGTGTTAGTTTGCGAACATATGGCCTTATTTCATATAACCCTGTTTTTGAACCTAGCCCGCCATTGCTCGCAGAAATACTTATACTCTTACCATCAATACTGTAAACTCTCTGTGCTCTTCCACCCTTTCCTATAGTTGCAACCCTCACAGGCTTAGTAAAAACAAGCTGTCTATTCTTCCGATCAAAATAATCTACAGGGACAGTATTCGCATATGTAGCTGTCACACAGTAACTTTTTAGCCTTTCTGTATAGCCGGTTTCAAGGATATCTTTAAGATAAATATTTCTATCTTCGGGCTGTGTAACTCCTGGAATATTTGTCCAATAAAATCTTTTTCGTTGTTGCGCAGACACTAAGGCCGAATTTATCATTATAGGCTCCACGCCAAGAGCTTGTGTGATTTGCTCTTTGTCTATTTTCTTCATACTGGCTACATTCTCAAAAAGAAAATATTTCGGCCTGATTTGTCGCAGCGCTGCGACAAATTCCCAAAAGAGAACCGATTCTCCTTTCTTTAGCCCGCTCTCCTTTTGCCTTTTTGCTATTGCAAGGCTCTGACAGGGGGAGCCTCCCAAAAGCAGCCCGATTTTAGGAAGCGTTGCATAATCAACATTCTTAATATTCCCCAAATTGATATTGTCAGGATAGTTCTTTGTTGCTATTTTTAAGGCGAATTTATCAATCTCAGAAGCAAAATAATTGCTGTATTTAATTCCTGCCCTGTCAAGAGCTATTCTCCCGCAAGACATGCCATCAAATACGCTTAATACGTTCATATGTATCTCCGCTATTTTGGGTATTCCCTAACTCGCTGGATAATTTATCTTTTGCCGCACCTGTTAACTCTAAAATTAAAGAGGCTATACAGCTTTTGTTATCGGCTAGTTCACACGAAATTTCCGAAAACATATTTGAATACCACGGGGCGACTTTGCAAAAAAACTTATCTTTTATTTCTTGGCATGGCAAGCATGTATAGAAGGATTCCCACTTGCCGCCATACTTTCCTGTGTCATATATAGCCGATCCCCCTTTCTTAATTTCCTTTCCACATTCAATGCATTTACGCTCGGCTCTCGGCCTTACTAGTTTTGAACTGAAAAGTTCTACAGGTTCATAGTCTGCCTCATCTCCCCACAAGCAGCACTCGTTACTCATTTTTTCCCTCCTATTGGAAAATAATAACCTTTCCAAGCATGCACAAAACTAACAGCATAAGAGCAGCAATAGAACCGTACACGGCTATGTTAGCCCATTCAGTTTTTGTTAGCATTTTGTCCCCCCTTATTTGCATTGTATTTCTTCATAAAAATTCCAAACAAGAAATTAACCGTCTTGTCGGGCTGCTCTTTAAGTGGCTTTCCAAAAGTCCAAAAGACGTCACCTCCGACATTCCCTATCTCGCTATGATGCTTAAAATTCCCGCTAGTCGATACGACATAAAAACACGAAAGTACGTGCATCGCCTTAAGAATATGATCAAGAGTTATCTGGCCAGCCCAGACGCTATAAAGTCAATACTTCCTAGCCTATCAAGCCTCTCGATTATTTTAGATACTGCTCTAAAATTCAGAGACAGACTATTGTCAGGAGTAGTAAAAATCACAGCAGTATGCCCTTTGTCCATGCCGTGCTTGGCAAGGTTTTCGCTCACTTTTTTTAGGTATCCTGCCATATCTTCACTATCTCCTGCGATTTGCGCTCTATTTATAAGCGCATCAGTATCACAATACACTTGATAATATTTACTCCCTAAGAATCCTATTGCCGTTACTACAAAGATCACAATTACCCAAAAATATTTCATCATAGCTTGATTCCTCCTTATTCTTTTTTCCTGTCTGTAAATTTAAAACACCCAGGAGGGACTATGTATATCTTCCCATCAGCAGATTCACAGACATAACCCTTTGTTGAAGAAACATGCTTCAATATCCCTTCTTTTTTAATCGAGCACCTTTTTGTTTTTGGGGAATACAAATAAAACTCACAAGAACGTCCAGAGTCCTTTGTTATAAGTTGTTCCGGCTCGTTTACTATCATCATGAGTTTCCCCCTTCATCTTTTTCATATTTCCAATGGTACGCACCTTGCGCCACTTTAAATATCCCCAGCCCTCAGGCACGTATCACCACAAAAATAAAACGTCAGTGTCGCACCGTCGGGCATGGAGTTTTATTTCTCTATCAAGGCATCGAGATCAATAATGTCTTTTTCAAGATGTCGGCTTCTTTACACATGACTAATTTCCAAACCTTAAGTCATATACGGCTTTGGCTTCCTCTTCGGATACATTGTCAAAATTGTCTTTGCCTGTAAGTTCAATCAATAGACCATGTCCGCCTCGTCCAGTTAATTCAGCAAGTGCAGTTATTTCTTTTTCTAACTTATCTTTATAAGACAAGACTGTTTCTTTTTTTCTTTTACGCGGGGTTTTAACTTCGGGAACACACTCATTTATATGCGTATCTGCCAGCTTATCTCTTTCATCACAAACATGTACGTGAGGCGTGTTAGGCATCGCTGTAGCTTCATGTATGGGTTTATTCTCATCGTCGGGGTGCTGATCATCTGGCACAGGCTCAAAGTGCTGATCATGCACAGGGTCTGGGTTAACATATTTTGTAACCTTCTTTTTCCTAGATGCACCTCTTGTGCGCTTACCGCTTGTGATCGCTGCATCTTCCTTTTTGTGCGCGGTTGGTTTAGCCACAGGCTCTTCGGTCTGATCATCTTGTGACATGCATGTACCTCCATGGAACTCGACGCTTATCCGCTCCGCCTCATCCTGCGATGATATCTTCATTGAGTATTCTTTACCGTCTTTATTCACACTTATAATTATAAATGACACTACGTTTTACTCCTGAATTATTAAATTGTTACCATCTCAAAAACTCTTTTGTTTCACAAATGTGCTATTCCACCTAAAAAATATTTGGCCAAGAAAAGGGCGCCACAATAAGATGGATATTAGTGTGCTTTTTCTTGGCCAAAATTCCTTAAATTATTTATGTGATAGTCTTAGTGCCAACGCCAATCTCGGCGGATTCTTTTAAATGCTTACCAGGAATAAATTTTATTTTCCCAGTTTCTGGCACCATGACCTGTGCACCTGTTTGGGGGTTCCTCCGCTTCCCCGCTTTTGCACGGTACGCCTTAAGTGTAAACAACCCACGTAAAGTCACGTTACCGCCAGGCTGTTGGATTGCGTTGTGCATGCTTGCGGCAAATTCTGACAGTACGCAAGCAACATCCTTCTTTGTTAAATCTGTGTTGTCCGCAATTCGTGCGACCAACTCTCTTTTTGTCATTTTGATCATGTTCTCCTAAATGAAGTTAATAAGCTTACTTAAAATTAACATCCTCCTTCTGAATTATTTTTTCAACAGTGCCATCTACCTTATGAATAATAACACAACAATTAGACAGTAAATCTTTTGTAGCATACCGCACAGCAGCAGTTTTACGTGAAAATACTCTGCTGCTACGTGTACACCAAGATTTCTTAACTTTCCACTTTTCGCCTGTGGAAATAATATGTATCCTCCGCACTCTCTGTGCTATATCCTCTTTGGCGTTATCCAGCATTATACCTCGCTTCCCACAAGTTTTTATAATAGTATAAAGGGTACTATCTAAAAAGAACCTTGGGGGTGTTCTTGCAGTAATACTGCCTTAAGTAGTACCCTTTATACTATTATAAAAACTTAACATGCGTATGCAACAATATGCATGCCATAAATGTAAATGTTATTCCTCTTTCTTTACTAACTTCAACTTTCCATCTTTTTTCCCAACGTACTTACGTACGTCACGTTTGGGGTTTCCTATAACCTCCAAGCGTATTTCAACATGTTCATCCGATGATGGCATAAATGTACCTCCCTAAAAAATTTGAACTAGCTTAATAAATTAACTGCCTCTAACAAATGGTATAGCGCAGTATTTCCAAATCTCACTAAATACTGCGCTCTGCTTATCACTTTTTCAGATAACCTCTTCTGCTGCCTGCGTACTTACTGTGGCAAAAGCCTTACTTTTTTTCTGCACTACTTTTGGTAATGCGTCTTTCGGAATAGGCAGTTTGTTGATCATGCTGGATTCTTTGGCCCAAACAAACAGCATCCTAACAGCACGCTTTGTCTTATCGATAGTAGGTTTGGCTCTGTCTTTCCCGTTCGGGAGCTTATTCACGAGGTCAGATTTAAAAAAGGTGGCGATGTGTGGCGGGAGGAAAGCATCCATTTTCTTATGTCCGCCGAAATGCTTAACTGCAAGCTCAAAGTCTTTGCCGTAGGTGGCGACTGTCCCTTTCGCCTTCCCAATCTCTGCCAAATGCGCCAGATACTGCTCCACTGCCTCTTTCAATGTGAGTACTTGTTTCTCTTCCATTTTCCTTTTAGCTCCCTGTACCTATATGCCATGGATATACGTTAACATTACAAAAACCTTACAAAAACCTTACAAAAACCTTACAAAAACCTTACAAAAACCTTACAAAAACCTTACAAAAACCTTACAAAAACCTTACAAAAACCTTACAAGCCCGCATGTTGTACCACCATACGGGTGGCAGATATCAAATCAGATGGTACGTTACCAAGTTTATGCGCACCTGCGGTACAGTAGTAACCGCCATCTTTACTCTTAAAAATACTGCCGATTGCGCATGTGGCCCCGATCTTATATACCTCGTGCAAATGAGGTGTCTTTCTCCTCAAATAATATTTATTCTTCATCTCTGCCTCCAAAGAGGATGCACCCGAAAGATGCACCCTCTACATAAAAGTTAAATTGTTGTAAAATGAAAACTTTGCAACTCCGCTTTCTTAGCAGCAACCGCAGCCCGCAAAGTTTTTGTGTCTACCTTATCACGCCTTTTCAAGTTTATAATCTCACAAAATACTTCTATCTCGTGTACAGTGTACTTTCGAAGCAGGCTCCAATAGTGATGATCGCTCAATATTATCTCTATGGGATCTCTTCGCTTTTGCATAGTCTTACTCCTCCGTGGGTTTTCGTTTGTTGCTCTTATATAATGCAATCGCTATGCCAAATGTAAAACGTACAAAACACTAGGAGTTAGCATAAAGGTGATAGGTTTGAGAGTACATATGTGAAACATCAAGTACATTTAAGTACACCTAGTATCGTCTATTCTATTAATAATAATGCATCTGATGCTTCAAATCTGAAGTTTGAACCAAAGTTCTTTATATCCTTAAGAGGTATCTTTAGCTCTTCGCTGGCTTCTTGCTCATCTTTTAACCAGCCTTTTAGCCTTCCGAACTCGACGTTTAATTTCTGGATAAACTTACAATTAAATTTTATATGGAAATTTCCGTTTTTAAAGGCTTTCACTTCCATAAGAGTGGCATCACCCATGCGGAACATAATCTTTTTTCCGATGCACCATTCAAAATCTTCGGATTGATCGTTACTACAAAACCCCAGATTGTTTGCTACTGTGGTAATGTCAGAAAGGAAGTTATGACTATCCTTATGGAGTCCGTTTAGGTAGTCAAAACTATAGCCGTAACCACTGCCCTTTATTTTTGCTTTGTGTGCAAGTACTATCCGTAATTCTAGGGCGTATTTGCTGACTTCAGGTTTCCGCCCATATAGCCACTCATCATCTTGGTATACCCTTTTGTTAGATTTATAATGTTTTATATTGGCTTGGGCTATCATCGCTTCAACCACTTCGATCAACTGGCTGTCGAAATATTTATTTGCGTTTTTAATCGCCCAGATTGTAACGGCGTAAGCATTAGCCGCTGTAAAGTCGATGGACGTATGCTCCATTAATTTGCCCATTAATTTTTTACGGCTTTTTGTAGTCAGCCTGTCCGTAATTTTCTCGAAATTGTCAAAAAACTCCTTCCAATAGAGAAGCTTCATCCCCTCTATTTTTTGCCTCAACCCCTCCTTAAGTGCATCCACGCTGACATTAAGTTCTTTCAGGATTGAGGGGTCAAGTTTTGAGACAGCCGTATAGTTTTTATACAGCTTTTTCATGTCAGTGTTATAAAGTTCCACCAAGGTTGGGATAAGACCGCCCCCTTTTACGATGGTATTTTCCAAATCAGCTTTAAGGGTTTCTTTTTGATTGAACCCGTCCGCTTTGTCTGCCGAAAATTGGAAAGTATTTTCAAACCACAAAGAAAAAGGATCGATTTCTGCGGACTTCTTTCCGTGAGTATACCCGCGCATATAAATAGGGATTGCCAGAATATTAACTTTTGCTCTAGCTTGCCTCTCTGCATCACAAAAATCAAACGCCCCTAAAATCCTAGCCGTAGCATTCCGTGACTTAATGGCATCTGCAATGGTGAGAGAATTTACCCACCTGTCAGGGATTACGAGGTATATCATTGCGGCGTTAGCCTCCGAAATGATTTTCTTTGCCCATATTTCATATTGAGAATAAGGCGGATTGCAAAATATTACATCGACACACTTATCAATGAGCGTGGACATCTCAAAATCAGTGCCCACGATAAAAATATCTGGACTCATTTCATTGATGAGAACAGAACTCTTTTCAATAGCGTATAAACTCCCGCCACATGATTTAAGATGGGTTAGCGCCCTTCCGTCTCCTGCCCCACAATCCAATATGTCGAGGCTTTCATCCTTCCTGAAATGGTGTAGGAAGTTTTTCTTGACGGTATTCAAAATCTCTGTGGTGGTCGGGTACCACTCAAAATCCTCTTGGCTCTCTTTAAGCTTGTTTATTATCTGTTTCATGTCCCCGCCCTGCCTCCTTTAAAAGCGTTTTATAATCTGCTTCTGTAATGACAACCGCGGGGACAGCACCGCTTTCGGGGAGAATTTTGGGGAAAACAGCTGTCCCTAGATAAAACCCCGCTTCTCCTTCTTCACTGTCCCACTCCCCGTACTCGTATTCTGCGTAACTTATTTTGGTTTCCGCTTTCCATATGGCTCGATAGCCACTGTTGTCACATGTAATTTTTACATGTGCGGTTTCAATGTCCTTTTTCTTTGTTATGTTCTTTCCCCCTGCTAGGTTGTGCAGTTTTTCGAGTGCTAACTCAATTGGGTGTACCTTTGATAAATACGATGTTGTCATGTCTGTCATTTTTTTATTAATTCTTGGCAACCAGTATTTTGCAGCATCTTCAATGGTTCGGAAACAGTGTTCTTCTTCGGCCATCCCTGTATTTAGGGGGAGCATGCGCAAGCCTGCTCCCATTACGGTGCTCTTCTCTAATTCAGCGTATACCAGGTGCTTCCAAGTTGGCACATGGTAACACTGGTCGCCCTTTTTGAATTCTTTGGTATCCTCTTTCATCTAGTTTTCTCCTATTGTAAACATTCTTTAACATAATCTGTCTCTATCATTGTCAGCAGGTCAGACCCAAATCCGAAAGTGCTCCAATATTGTCCACATTCGCATTTATAAGCTTCGCTGCCTCTGGTTATCCACTTCTCTTTATCTAACCACAGTTTTCCGACATATTCTAAAAAAGAACACACGGCCCCGCTCATCTGCCTTTTTTCCTTATATGGTGAGCAAATACAATCTTTTTCTTTATCTGGTTTTTTCATAATTTTTACACCTAATTTAGCTGAGTAAGTCTTCTCAATTTTCTGCACTGCTTCTTTGTTCTAAGCTGTTTTCAAATTACCACATGCAGAGCATACTGTTAAACCAGAATCCTCACATGTCATAAACATAGGCATAATCAAACCTATACACACGCTATCTGCATTTTTCAAAAAGATAGGACTTTTATTATTTTTAGCCACCGCAGGCCAGAAGCTCAACATGGCTGAAAACCGATCGTTCACCCAAACACTTTGCTGGTCGCCTGAAACAAAATCGAATTTCCTAACCAAATATAGTGTCCCTTCAGACGCTGTTTCGTATAGAAATGGTGTGCGCCTTAATAATTGAGCAGCAGTGATGTCTTCTGCTAACGCGTCCTTATAAATGGATGTGTTGAGAAAAGTTGTCATTTCTATTATAGAAGGCCGCGAAGCAGTAAAATCCTGCCCGCTTTTTGAAAGCGTATCTACGTGACGTGGCGTGAATGTTACATAGTCTGTGTGTATCAAAAACTTCTTCGAAATTACATAATTGTCTATCTGTCCAATAGGGTAATCACAAGCATTGATTACTAATTTAGGTAAGTTACCGTTCATATCATGTATATCCTCCATCGTGGAAACATGCTAAAACTTTTGTAAAACATGCGTTGCATACAAAAAAAAAAACTCGATTAGATTTATTATAAGTACAAAATACCCAATTACAACACGTGTAGCCCACTTAGTAGCTTTCTGTTGTCGAACCTCTTTCAATAATGGCATCCAATTTAGAAACTGTTACCCTAATCTTATCTATCTTACGCTGCAACGTACTTATGCCAGCTAACTTTTTTTGTTTAGCACACATTGCGGCATCTTTGTGTGTCTCAAAAAAGTCCTTCGGGTCAAACCACGTTGCGAGTGTATGGTACGCATCTCTAATTTGTATACGACCTTCCTTATTAATAGCCGTTATTTCCACAACATTCCTCTTCGTATCCTCATTCAACACAGCATGCATAGCAAAAAAATGAAAGACACGCTTGCCAACCTTAGGTTCTATCATATCTTTACGCCCTTCTTATTTAAACTAACCTTATTGCTTCAAGCACTGCCTGGTGGCCTGTCGTGTACCAGGCAGTCAAATTTTTTACTCTTATCTCATTAAACTGTTCATTCAACTCTTTTTTTAACTCTTTCTCACCCCCTCGTACATTTTTAAGCTCTCGCATTAGCGGCTCAGCCGCCGCTAAATAGTCTAAAATTTTTACACCTCTGTCGTGTGCATCCTGCAAACATTTAGTCACAAATTCTACATGATAGTCTTCTGCAAGCAGATATAATGTATTCCGTCTAAGCGCAGTATACAAACTATCAATCTTCTGTGCTTTTCTCTTCGTCATGGTTTTCCTCATTATTGATCTAAACATAATACAACGTATGTAAGTGTATAATGCAACCAGTATGCCAGAACGTAATGCTTTAAACAATAGGCTTTTAGTAACAATACATGAATTAAGTGTACCTTATAGTACACTTAATGAACATAAACGTACTTTGTACTATGTGCTGTATATACTGAGCACATTAATGTACTGCCACCGTACCACATGCGTGCTTTTAACAAGAGGCTGTTTTATGCATACAGGCACGTTTTATGTAAGTGTTTGTTTTATATACACTTACCTACACACATATTTTATGTATAGTATTGGCATGGCCATTGCATTATACATAGGCAATAGAGAAAAAGAGAAAAAGAGAAAGAAACACCATTTAAGGAGAAAATATCATGGAAAGAACAGGGAAATTTTACAGGGGAGAAATCCACGTAAACGGAATTTTTGTGGATAGCATAGGCGATAAAGATTGGGAATTCGTTACCGGGAGCCTTGAAGATTATTTAGCTGAAGTGATTGATGATCTTCAGATGGATTCTTTTACGTATGATGATTTTTTAATAAGCTACGGTGGAAAAACCATAGCTGTCGTGGAAAAGGAGACTAACGAAATTGTAGCAAAAGAAACGATAACCGAAACAATTTACAATTCAACTGGATCATGGTATCAACTAACATGCAAGAGAAACTAACCCGAAACCGCCTCCTGGCGGACCACCTGTCTCCCTTACGGGAGCCAAAAAATCATAAAAATTAATTATAAGGAAAAAGAATTATGAAATTTGAAATCGAGATCAAGGTGCATGACGAAACAAGAGGGCTGATACTGGCTGTAAGCATGGGAAAAACCCTTCTAGGACTGGAAGACCTGGATAGGGCAAGAGAAGAACTGGATCTGCCCGAACTAAGTGCAGATCTCTTAAATCGAAAAGTAGAATCGGTGACCAAGGTAGCCGTCTATTGCGAAATAGACGAAGCGACAGCAAGGAAATCTGGGCACTTCGTCCAGCGCTGCGAGAGGACAGTAAACTGCCCCCACAAGGGGCTCAACAAGTTTTTTAGTAAGCAAATCAAGACGACAGTTGTCCCCGAAACGGGGGAGATAACCAAAGCCTGGTTTGTTTATGAGGTTGATAAAGAGGCCGTCATAAAAGCCTGGAAAGATGCTGGATATCCTCTGAAATGGAAAGTGGAAGAAGAAGGTTAAATGCGCATATCCTGAGAAAGTATAGCAGGGTACACATGTACCCTGCTATTTAACTTGATAACGAAATTTTTTTAGGATTATAGGAGTCAACCGGAGCTACGCCAATAAGCACGTTTAAACATATTTGCGTACACAGTTTTTCGCTGGCTTAGCGGCATTACGACGGGCTTTATGCTCTGCACGTCATGCACCAAAAACTTTTCGTTATTTTGATCTATAATACTTATACTTTTGAAAGGTTGTAACACGGCCAGTACATGCGGCTGTGTTACATCAGGTGTTAAACATGGCGCTTCATTTGCCTGCGTGTAACCTGCGCTCTGTATCCCATTAGAAAAACTACGTGATACAGGGCTGGCAGAAAAAACACAACAAAAAATGACAATGGCACCGATCATAAAATTTTTTTTCATTTTTCCACCATTTTAATACGTTAATAAAATAAAATACTTAAGATACCTCCTTCCATGCGCTTAGGTTATTAAAACATTCCTTGCTTGTTATTCCAATTTATCATGGAAATAGCAATATGGAACAAATAATCGCAAATATACTTATAATAAAATATTCAAAATGTTTCCACATATTACACTTTTTGACAAATAGCTATTAAAGAATACACAGAATGCCCAGGATTATTAGGCACAGGCCCCGTGTGTGCATTTACCGAAAGGATTCTAAGATTGTCAATTTTCTGTAGAGTTTGTGTCAAGCTGTCAACAGTATATACATACTTGTGCTCACCATTCGCAAGCATCTCGGTATTATCAAACTGGTTGTCATCAGGCACATATAGCACTAAATAACCATTTGCTTTCAGTACCCGTGTCCACTCTCTCAAAGTAGCAACATCATCAATTACGTGTTCCAGACAATGGCTTGAAAACACATAATCTAAAACACTATCTTTAAACCAAAACAACTGGGTAACATCGCCTACCCAAGAATGCCCGTTACTCCCGAAATCGATACCTAAAGCTTCTGGACGTACTTTTATGTGACCGGCACCCAAGTCAACACCATTGCCAACTAAATAATTTAAAATTTCTGGTTTACACACTATCAATTTTTTAGATTCGACCATAAAAGCCATAATATGTCCTTTCTGTTTAATGCACATAATTGAATTTATTAGATGTACATTTCTTGTTTACGTACATATCCACCCCAGTACCGTACTCCTTGCGTCTTTCACATACATCACTTAAGAAACAAGATAATGCATTCTGAGTAGATGCTGTAGGATAGTAGCAGTTATTCCAAGCATTAGCATCGCGAAGCGTAAGGCCTCCCACCTTGGAAGGCACGGGCACATCTTTATCAAATATTAAATCAATACCATAAAAAACCTTGTTAAACCAACGTTTACGTTTATGCGTGATTTTTAACTTAAACACCTTTACAGTGTAGGTGCGCTCTGGTAATGAAATCTGCACAACATCATCCGGTTCATCAACCTTACTATTTAAGTATTGCCTGCTGCACTTCTTTTCGCCAAGAAAAAAATCAGAAAGTGAAAAAACATATTCACTGTCAGGATTAAAAAACCAATCTCCATTCCATCTAGGTACAACTAAGCGCACTGCCCAATCACTAAATGAAAGTGAGTGGCGTATCCTCACATATTTAGGGTACATACGTGCTGGTAGCATGCCGCAAAACGAAAAGTACAAAGTTACCAACAACAACCCAAATCTGAATTGTATTTCTCTGTCACAGGTAACATCAACATTAAACCCACAGGCTAAACCAGTGTATACTTCCCAACTAAAAGAAATTGGTAACCCAACAGATCTCTCACTTGACAGAGAACCACGTGTGTGCAACAATACTTTAGATTCTCTCGACAAGTTCTGTGTCCAAAAATGCATAGTAAGCTACCTCCAGGAAATACTCGGATTTAGTGCGTCTGCTTTTTCATCTATGCGAGCTTTATGCTTTGCTAAGTCAATAAGCATGGTTTTTACCTCAGTAAAAATATCCCCAGTAGGAATATAACCCAACTTCTTAAGCTTCTTACACTCAGGGTTATAGTAATGCTGTATAGCCTCTTCCCTTGGATTCTTTATACTTTCCTCCACCACTTGCAAACCACATTCTTTGCCCGCGGCGCATACTATTTCTGCAAGTTCGACGATACTAAATACATCAGCAAATTGGTTAAATACCCTGTACTCACCATTTTTTGGCGGGTTCTCTATAACCAATGATAAACAGCGCATTGAATCTTTCAAAGGTAGAAAACTCCGTTTGTGCTGCCCTATGCCATAAATTGATAATGGTGCGCCTATGGTGGCTTGGCAACAAAATCTGTTTATCACAGTACCGAAACTTTGATCAAAATCCAAACGCGTACTCGCCATGGGATCATCACCCATCTCATCGATGCGTGTCCCATAAACCACCCCTTGCATAATGTCCGTAACACGCAAGCCCCATATCTTAGAAGCCATCATAATGTTGTTAGTATCATGCACCTTACTTTGATGATACCAACTACCAGCTTGTTTCGGGAAAGGTAGTGTGTCTGTCCTGCCGTTTTGTTCTATATCAATAAAGCCTTCCGGTATATCTATGTTGGGCGTGCCGTATTCCCCCATAGTCCCCAACTTAATTAAATGCGCCTTAGGGCAAACCGCATGCATAGCATAGAGAATATTTAAAGTCCCAAAAATATTGTTCATCTGTGTGTATGTTGCAGAATGCACATCAATCATACTGTAGGGTGCAGAAGGTATCTCTCCTAAATGAACTATAACGTCAGGTTTTACTTCTTCCAAAATGTTGTGCACGAAAGAGTAATCAACAATATTACCTACAGCCGAAAGTATCTTACGCTTGCGGTGTTTCTTTTTGAGCCGGTTTAGCCGATCATCTAATGTTGCTATCGGAATGGCTGAGTGAGATTTTTGCTTTTTTACTAAAGTTCTGCGCAATCCACAGTCCACACCTATAATGTCATATCCCTGTTCAACCAAAGTCAGTGCAAGCGGCCAGCCTAAGTAGCCGTCCACACCTACTATCAGTATTTTCATTTTTTAACCCTCACATTGCTACTTAAATGTAATGTGATCACGTACAAGCACTTTAATGCTTGGCAGCGCGTAAACTAAACAAACCAGCTAACCTCCCAAAATTAGGATGGAACAAGTCACGCATTGTAGGACGTTGCTTAGCATGCGTTAATGACTTAGCATCCTCTTCCAATACGCGCTTTTTACGGAGCTTTGCTTTTTTCTGTCTTAATAATTGCTTTTTCTGCACACGTTTTTGTAGTTGTTACGCTGCAACTTATTCATAGTATTCTCCATTTTTATTGCAGATTAGATATACACATAACAGTATATTAATATGGTAATAATAATTATGCATATTGCAACATTAATAACCGCAAGTTATAAAACTCGTTTCGAAAGCTTGTGTGGTAGCAGTAGCCAGCAATGATAACATGTGATGATCCATTGCAATATCATAGATACTAAATACGGCCTCTAAACTCTCATGAATAATTACCTCACGCCGTGCACATTTAGAGCAATATGCATCAATTTTTAAAGTAGAAGTCAACGGATGGCATTCACCAAAACACTGCCTGATAAGCACTAAATCTTTTACAAAACGTATAGCCCAGACGGATGGGCCTATACACACTGATCCTTTAATAGCATCATAGTCTAATGTGTCTAGCACCTGATGCAGCCCTATCGCGATGACCCTTAAATCATGCTCTTTTACTTTTAAGCTAAAAATATCGTTAGTTGCTTTTAAGACACCATGTACAAACTCAAAATGTACTGTTTCTTCCCCCAGTGCATCGTCCAATTCTAAAGTATTTACATCTGGTGTCCACCGCATGTTTAACTTTGTGCCTTGTGCGTTCTTCATGTCACAGGCTTTCTTTACACCAATTGTAAATGCACCGACCTTAAACACATCAGGTATCACAATGTTCATACAAACTTTTACTCCTTCAATTTTTTTAGCTCTTTATTACAAAACACTGCCCACCAAAGAGGTAGACAATCTTATCAGGTTTATCCACAAAGTATTCATCAACTGCGCTACGCACACCTGGACATATCCTAAAACCATAATCATCAAAGAGCATCGTACCTCCGCTAATCAACCTGGAATAAAAAAATTCACAACAGTCGCGTGCGGATTGATATATGTCCACGTCAACATGTACAAAGCTAAACCGTCTGTGTAAAAAGTTATCGGCTGTTTCAGGAAATACGCCTGGCGTAATAGTGAAGTTATCACAATCTTGACTTAAATACGCACGCACTTCTTCTAAAGATGTCTCGCTGAATGCACCTGCTTTGTAATAATCTTTGTCTGTTTTAACCGTATTAGGAAGCCCCACGAATGTATCAAAAAGTAACCCATGTGCATGCCGCAAAGTACGTAATAAAAGTTTAGCTGTACCTCCACGGCATACACCAACCTCTGCCACATTCACATCGGAACTGCTGTACCTATAACGCCGTGCCAGTTGATACAGCATAAAGCACCTGTACTTATCCAACATTGTATGTTGCGGGCACTCAATACCCTGCATAAGCTGAGCAAACGCCGCATGTTCTTCATGCAGCAAAATAGTACCCGTTGGGTTACTAGGTAGTAATGTCATGTTATACACCTCTTATAAATATGTCCTGCCACCTTATATGCATCACCATAATATCCAGTTATCAACCTACGCATTAAAATTTCATGGTTCTTTTCGCCTACTTCTTGTGCATTGAATCCTAAATCATTTCTGCTTAATGTTACGTGCTCCAAGTGTGCTATGCCTGCATCATGTATTAGCCCTATACGCACATTTTTATCCCTAATGGCACGCAACTGCAAATCCGGCCCTTCCCTATATGCAGGAGAGAATGTTTCGTCAAAATAGTTTAACTCTTTCCATAATATTGTCTTCATACATATGCCACCTTCACCAACATGATTAAAGAAGGCACCTTCTTCTGCCACCACAGCACCTACCGTAGGACTTACATTTCCTGGTATGTACCCTACAATGTCAAATTCTTCCAAAGCTTCTGCATATTTTCTGAACGTGTGTGTTGATGGTAATTGATCATCATCCAAAATCATACTATACAAACTTGTGGCCTCGCGCAGTCCACGATTCCTGGGAATAGTAATACCTAAATTTTTTTCATTTTTCATAAAAACAATGCTATCACTAACTTTTTGTGGTAACCCAGCTACCATAGTAGACGTGCCATCAGTAGACGCGTTGTCAACTATAATAATTTGCCCCACATAGCAATTGCTTAGAAGGCGCAGGATTAGCTTTTTAAGCATATCTACATTATTAAATGTGCATATAACTATTGAAAACACCCTATTTAAACCTCACTTAGTATATATCTGTGAATTCGCGTTAACCACTTTTAAAACATGATCCATCCTAAGAAAACCACAAAAAGTTAACAGTGCCTCAAGCCTATAAGGCTCATTCAAGTGCACCATAGGTAATGAAAAAGAACTCTCAGGGTTCTGTGTACCCCATAAGGAACTTTCCCTATTATATTCATCATAGTACGCGCGCACCGCAGCTTCTTTATCATCACACGCATATTTAGGGTAGCATACATCCCACTCAGGATCATGTCTCCAAATAGTCCCGTCATGATTCATCCAGTGGTTTCTGCCTTTTGTCCATTCCATGTAACTTTTAACAACTTCGCGCATAGGCCGGTATATTTCTACAAATTTGGCTGTAGGTACGAGTTTTTGAATATGCCTCAAATATGGCAAGTAAAAAAAAGCTACATCACCCACAAACTGTGCATCACGAGACAGGATTCTTACCAGACGGTTTTCTAACACATTTAAATGTCCCTTATATCCGCACACGCCTCCCCACCACGATAAAAGGGGACGGCATTCATGTGAAATCTGACTGTGTTTTTGTGCGTTTAAAAGCTCACTCAACGAAACAGTACCACAACGCCCTGTACCAAGCCCAATTATAAGTTGCTTACATCCTGTATCAAGCATTGCCTAATGCCTTTCTATATAAATGTGATAGCAACATGTCCGACTTAAGTAAATGCTCCCTAGAAATGCCACTGAGCAAATTAGACATATATTTATTAAAAAGTGGTACAACATCCGCAGCACATACACTGGCCAGCAAGCTCGGATTAACGTTCGAATGTAAAAAAACCTCCCAATCTTCATACAATACAGGATAACTCTTTTCAGCAGGATGATTATGCCAAGCATCAGGATACTCCTTGCAAATTTTACGCTGTAGTTGAACTCCAATAGTGCCCCATTCAATTTTAACTGCACCTGCCAAGCACTTTTTCTGCTCATTCAAGAATTTAGTTATCATGGTTCCTTGTTTTACGCTCGCCATAACACCATTACATAATCTATGGTTATGGCCAAAACCTATGTACTTATGCTCTTCCAATAAGTCAAAAAGTTTCTGTAATGGCTGTAAGACTATCGTGTCAAAATCCAACCACAAACCACCGTACATGTACAAAGCATGCACTCTAAAAATGCCAGCCCGTATGGCAGGGGGAAGGTTATCCCACTGTTCAGGTATCCATTGCATATATGTAGGTGCGTCTTCCTTAGAAATTATGTGCAACGAGTTATTTCCCAAATGTTTATGTACAGTATCCAAACACAAATTTAACCAAGGGGGGCGTTTTCTACCCTCCCAATACATCCATATATTCATGTATATACACTTGCTCCTTAAATTTCTAAAAGGCGCATACGCCCTAAGGTATGCACCTGTCCATATTTGCTTAACTCAAAACACTCCCAGTGCGCTAAGTGTATCTCATAGCTATTACCATATACCGCTTTTTGAGGCACAAAACTCACGGGGACGGTGATGAGAGCGTGCTCACACTTCTGTTTAATAAGCGTTAGTAACGTATGACCATCAGCCTTGTTAAAATGCTCTAATACTGCGCAACAGATGATGAGATCGTATTTACGTAGCTTAGGAAGTATAGTTAAAGCATTACCTATGTGGATGTCATCGTAAATTTCACGTTGCATCTTACCAATGTAAGTTTCATGCACTTCTATACCATCAATAATCGTTTCCGTTATGAATTTATTGGGCTGACTATAGTAAGTACCACGCCAAACATCAGTGTATTCACGTGTAAGAAACCCAAATTTACCATGCCCTATACCTACATCTAAAACCCTCTTAGGGTTCAAATCAATAATCTTGCTACAGATGTGTGTTAGGGCATGGGGTCTTGATGTAGGCATGTCAAACTTTCATTTATAAGATTAATCTTTTTTGTCAAACACTCACGTGCTACTAAGCTTTTTGCATCATTTTTTTCAACCCAACAGTGCTTTGGGGGATCTGCATCATAAAACCCACCTGCTGCTGTAAACTGCGTGCCACAAGGTAACCGGAGTGTGCATGCGTTAGTACGTACCAGCCCCATAAAACATGTAATGTGTACTACATCCCCGTTTAACATTCGTGCCAGCCATGCAGCCAACGCACGACGCTGTTCTTGAGAAACATTCTCGTGTGAAACTACATTGACATATGGCATGGTACCGTCAGATAATGCCACAACTATACTCCCGCTACCATGTTCTTTTACTTCCCACTGAACCGTATCCATATCTTAACTCACACCTCTTGCGAGATCTTTAGCCATCTCTTTAGCATCATCTAATGTTTCAGCCTTCCACTCACCACGCCCAGGGTAAAAATAAACCTCGTCATCCCAAAAAACTTCTTCTGAAAAGATTAGCGAGCCGTTTTCACGCACCCCTATTTCTTTATAATAAGGAAAACTGACAGCTACCAATTTCTTGTCTTTATCTATTCTAATACGAGGGCCGCTTTTCCCCTCTTTAAAACTTTGCGCTAACTTACATAAACTAGGTGTTCTATACCCACAACTGCCTCGTTTAACTTCACTCCCTATGCCAAACCCGTAAATTGCTCTGTGGCTCCACCCATACCACTTCTGCTGCTCTGGATTAAACCCTATAGAACATATGCAATGCGTAGGATCAACCTTCTCGAACTTACGAATGCCATATTTGTTACATAACCTGTAAGCCCTTTTTGGATCACCTAAAAATTGCCCATCTGATGTGTATGCACGTTTAATTACCATACTATGATCACGTGGCTTATCTTCGAAATGCGTAAGCACATCTTCCATGCGTATTTCATAACCCGCCTTGTACCTTCTTACAGACAATACATTTTTTACATCATTCAACTATGCATCCTCCATTACTTAAAAAAACATGTAAGCGCACCACCCGTCGTCTGTGGCTATCCATTTAAATATACTACTCATAGCATCCTCTGACCTACTCGGCAACCCACAACAAAAAAAATATAAGCAGCCAAAACGCAAAACATGCATCCATAATACTCATTTAACTTACTTTCTTCTTTTCTGCCCATCCATCACTGTCTTTACGGTAACAATTCTGTGAATTGTACCCGCCTATAACAAAAGAAACTGGCGTCCACACGCGCTGCATATGCTGATTACAGCAATCAGGCGGGTGAATACCTGCTTTTTTAATGTTGCGTACTTCAACAGTGACTACCGCATCACATTTAGCACACTTAAAATCGTAAAATGCCATATATCTAATCCTATGCAGTTAATAAGTAATATCCTATTGGATTATTATAGTTAGCAAAATCCACTATGCAAGCTAATCACGTAAAAACCCTGTGCGTACTTAATATACTGTACCCGAACTTCTATAACCCACACCGCCTTTAGAAACCATAAAGTACACACCGGAACTAGCATCAATCTGATCGTCACTTTTGTCGTTATGTCCAGTAAACACTTCACATTCTGCCAAGTAGGGGTTTATCCACAAACCACGGATTAGGTAAACTTTACCTGCCTGTGCCCTAGCTATCCAAGGTAATGCACGCGTAAGTTTATCTGCATCCGGAGAATACCCTTTAACAAAAACGTCTGATAATTCTAAGTCCCTTAGAAGTTCTGCAAGGAACCCCTTCTGTTGCCCCCCTAATTCAAACCCTATGGGGCATTTTTCAATTTTAGAAGTATTTATAATAATCCTGTGCGCATCTGGCCATTCCCACTGACCACGAATCATATCCTTAAAGTAATAGTTGCCCTTAAGATCACGCGCACATGCAATACTTGCTGTATGATCAGCAGACTTCTTGGCAGAAACAGCAATATCCCAAAATCTACTCCATTTTAAGCCAGCAGGTGCTTCATCAATAATATTAAACCATTCACGATTTATCTTACTTCTACCTGATGGTATAGGGCGTTGCTGGTATAGCGCGCTAAATTCGTATTCTAAACTATTAGCACGTCTGTTTTCCAAATCTTTTAAAGAAAACTCGGTTGGCCACAAAGCTTCACCCTGCTGCCGAGGATCGCCTTGCATAGGCTTGCAGTCTAAAATGGCAGGTAAACTAATAACAGTCCATTTATCAGCATTAGTATCTTCCTTTTCCATGCTAAGCAAATAACCGCTTAAGTCTTCTGGATGCCACCTAGTTTGAATTATAGCTATGGAAGCGCCTTTATGTTGCCTGTGCAGGAACGTTGACCTATACCAATCTATGATACCATCACGTATAGTTTTACTTTCTGCATCTCTACGTGTTTTTATAGGGTCATCTATTATGCCATAGTTAAACCCGAACCCCGCTATACCTGTACCGACACCTGCACATTTGTATTCGCCACCCAAGGATGTCTCCCACCCTTTTACAGCAACACGCTTGCCTTTGCCACCAATAATTGTGTTAGGGAAGATACGCTTATAACGTATACTATTCAAGCACTCCAGTACTTTTCTGGATTCTCTTTCCGAATATTCCTGAGAGTGCGAAGCAGCTATTACGCGTGCTTTAGGATTTTTACCAAAAATAAACGCGGGAATATGCTCAGAGGCTATGAGGCTTTTGCCATGTCTGGGAGGGGCGAAAACTAAAAGACGCTTTATTTTCCCTGCGACCCAATCATCAAACACGCTACAAATTAACTTATGATGCCAACTTGCTTTATATTCCTGGTAAACATATTCTATGAAATGCAAAGAAGACTGCTTGCTTAATAACCTCGCGGCTAAATCTCGCATATAAATATTATTATGCCACGTAGCAAGCTTATGTTCGTCAACGTATCGGGGATCGCCGAACTTCTTTTCTAATTCCAAAACATTCATGCAAGTTATCCACAGTGCTATAATATATATATATATATATATATTATACTATTACTTTATTATTTAGTTGCGCGTGCTATCATCATGAGTTCTACCGTAGAGAATTCCGTCAGATCGACCTTACTGCCAGTACCTTGTTCCAATCCTTCTTTTCGGAACTCATCAAGCCTCTCTGCACGCGCATTTGCATCACGCACAACAAGGTGCTGGATGAACTTCGGTATCCTCTTATTAAACGTTTTCACGGGTATATTCTGCAACTCGCCATTATGCTCTACAAGAAGACGCTGCACTTCCCCTAAGTTGACTCCTAAAATCACTTTAATAAACTGCTTTTCCAAATCATAAATTTCTCTACAATCAGAATAGTCCTTAAATGCCATAGAACGTGTTTGCTCCATGTATTCATCATAAGGTGCATAATCACCCTTACCAGCAGCATCATCTAAAGTAATAGTGGCCTCTTCTGCGTCCTTACGTACACGTGCAGCCTCCACGGACAATGCTTCCCCATAACCTTTGGCTACCACTATTCTAAATTTTTCAACCCAACTTGGAGCACCACCAGGCGCATGCGCATGCGCCCATCTATGAATGTATTGTCTTGGAAATTTCTGTGGTGAGAACCGTTCCTCAAGCTTACTTGATATCTGCTGCAAGGAATATAGTCGTTTGTGTGGTTTATCTGGATTTGGTTGCATAAACAACCATCTCGCGTAATCTTTCTCGTGCTCTGCTTCTGCCATGCGTTAGTGCCTAAACCCTTTAAAATCAACTGTGACAGACTGTCACAAAATATGTGCTTTGTCACAGATTTGGGTGTGACAAAAGTGCCATTCCTGAAAAATATCCTTGTAACTCCTTTAAAATCAACTGTGACAAATAAAATTTTGTCACAGAGGTATTATAACATTAGAAATGTATACGTGTCTAGCCTACCGCATAGACTTGTAATTTGGCGCAAATTTACACATAATGATATCATATAGCTTTGTAATAGCAGCTAAAATTAAGCCTAACAATAGTCCTAACAAATAAAAACGTTCTAGCGTTAACATATGTACACCTATATCCTCCACTTACTTTAAATTCCTCATGGTATTTTTCCTTACTTGTTTAGCTCCTTATACTCCTTTCCTGTAATTATATCTAGTGCCTCATACCGCATATATTGGTTTATAATCTTTTTAAGCCTAGCTTGTCCTGCTTCCGTATATCTGTTAGACCTTTCTGCTTTACTATTAGCAATTTGTGATAGTGCAATCTTGCGTGCTTTGGTTTCTGTTAAATCTACAAAAACCCTCTGTGCGTCCTTTGGAATATAGTTTGGTTTTACCTTATAGAAGTTCCACGTCTCATACTGCATCATTCCCGCTCATTCTACACACGGAGTCCTGTATGGAGGTGACTCACTACGGTTATTCCACAAGGTCTCTGGGTATCCACAGTCTTTACATTTGTAAGTCACTAAACAAAAAGCATCTCTGCGTGTACGTACCCCCTTTAAAGCTGGTGTAAGGTTGTTAGGGTCTCTTTTCTCGCTGACCTTTATATCATCTATAAAATCTGTCAATTTTATCTTTATTTCTTTTTGCATGTATTCTTAAACTCCCTTTATTTTAATTATAGTGGATCAGATACCTTATTTTAAGTTCCCCGTGGTATTCTCTTTAACAGCTTTTCACATTCCTTTCAGACACCCCTATGGTTTGGTCTACACCTTTAGCGTCTTCCAAATTGACACCTCTAAAGTCTACGCCGCTCAAGTTGGCATCTGTCAGATCAGCAAAACATAGATAGGCACCCCTCAAGTAGGCACCAGTTAAGTTAGCACCAGTTAAGTTAGCACCAATCAGGTCTGCATCACAAAAGCATGCACCAGACAAATCAGCGCCGGCCAAGTTGGCACCCCTCAGGTATGCGTAATTAAAGGCAACGCCTGCCAAGTTATCACCGCTTAAGTTGACACCAGACAAGTCTGCGAAACTAAAATCGCAGTATCTCAAATCAGCTCTTTTCCCTTTTTTTCCTCCACTCTCTACCCAAAGCACATTCTGCTCCAATATTTCGTCTATCCCTTTCTCCTTGCTCGTAGACATCTCATGAAGTTCTTTGCTACTAAGTTGTTTAGCTAATTTACGCCATCCATTCGCAACAGAGAGCGATGCAGCCGCAACCAAAATGGCCATTACAGTAATTATGTATAAAAACGGTATAAGCATATCTTCCCTCCTTGTGCTTTTGGCTTCTCAATCTTCAATCAAATTATTTATTTCCAAAATAGCCTTTACAAAATCCTCTTTGGCTTTTTCAACATCTTTTTTTATTGTCATAAGAAGAACAAGTCCACTCCCAAACATTCCCGCTCATATCTGCCACACCTTCAGGTGTACAGCCTTTGTGGAAAATACCAACAGAGGAAGTTTTGTCAATCTTATAGCCATCATTACACCTACCGTCCGGGTCTTCATTTCCCCACGCATATTCCCGGCCTTTTTTTCCTGCCGCAGCAGCTTGCCATTCTTCCTCAGTAGGAAGTCTGTATGTATAGCCATCATTTCTTGCTTTGGTAAGCCATCGACAAAAAGCATCTGCCTCATACCACGAAACAGTCACGACAGGAGCGTTGGGACACTTCCATTTACGTTCATGCCAACATCTAGGGTATTCAATATTTTCTTTATTCCGCCATTTCCATCCCTCTGTACTCCAATATTCTTCTTTGCTGTAGCCTTTATCCTCTATGAATTCTTTATACCATTGGTTAGTTACAGGATATTTGCCTATTTCAAAGGGCTTGATATCGGCTTTACCCAAATCTTCAAGTTCATATTTTCCACCTTCAATTCCTACAAACTCTGCCAAGTCTCTAGTGTCACCCAGCCAGCCAAGGATTTCACCAAGTAATACCGAAACGTGAATTTTAATTCCATGTTGTGAAAGACTTGCTAAAGTTTCGGTACACTCTTTAATTAAATTTTCATTTCTTTCTACTTTCATAGCCTAATTACTCCTATAATTTTCTATTGGCACATTTTAAGCGTTCGTCGCAAGGCGAAAGCCAATGCCGTTGCCGCGGTCGTCAGGCCCGTTGAAGCTACGATAGGCAGAACGGACGCCCCTGCCGTGGCTGATCCAACCGCCACCGCGTAAAACGCGGTACGCGCCGTCGTCAGGCCCGATAGGGTTAATTACAGGGCCAGTAGGATAATTCCTCTTATACCAATCAGCACACCACTCCCAAACATTCCCGTGCATTTCATAAAGACCCCACTGGTTACAAGGAAAAGATTTTACAGCTACGGTCTTTTCTCTGTATTTCCCCTTTTTGCCGCCGCTGTATGTGTAATTTCCATCATAATTCACCTGCTCAGGTGTAATATTTTCACCAAAGGAAAAAGGTGTGGTCGTCCCTGCACGACATGCATATTCCCATTCTGCCTCAGTTGGGAGGCGCAAATCAAGTCCTGGTTGTGCACTGTTCATTCTTTCGATAAATGCCATCACATCATTCCAACTGACCGTATCAACGGGATTTTGTGCACCCTTAAATGCACTTGGGTTGTTCCCCATTACGGCTTTCCATAATGCTTGCGTGCACGCTGTTTCTGCAAGCCAATAACCCCGTGTCAAAACAACCTTATGCTGAGTCTCATCAGCGTATCGTTCTTTTTCATTTGTTGGAGACCCCATGAGAAACTTACCCGGAGGTATCCAGCGGAAAATTTGTGAAACACCCTTACAGTAGAATTTAATAAATTTTGCATATTTATCTTTCATCGTAAAAATCCTTTTTACTCCTTCGTCCAAATCTCTAGGCTATGCGTCTCAGTCTTCAGACTTTCTTTAAAGCCTGCACATTTTCCCGACACTTGCTTGGGCAACCATACCATTTGTCACGTGCTTCTGTGGCGTTCTCAAAAGCCTCTAAAGCTCCCAGCATGTATTGTGCTAAGACAAAATCAGGAGTATTCGATGCAGCTTCCCTATTACACTTGTTTATTAAGTCTATTAGCTCGCCCTTAAAATCAGGCATGATTAAGTTCTCCTTCAAATTAAATCCTCTTAAGATATTTACTAACATTACACGTCTGGTTTTTGCATACATGACAAGAGTTCTTGTTTTTCATTGTGCTCTTCCACCAATCTTTTACTAAGCCATAAAGTACGTTTGGCCAAGCGCCCATATTAACAGTGGAATAATCAGTGCCAGCAGACATCTGCACAGTTCCATATATTCTTTCTGCCCCATTTTTTTGCGTCCTCTAAATAAGTTCTTTCTTTTCCGCAAGCCAGTTGGGTACTTCTACAACCATATTATGGTCATCTATCTCACACTGACTTTTTGGAAACCAAGTACCTTCACCAGTGTCAGACATGCGCAAACACCATGCAGCATCCGTCTCCGCTATTATTTCATCATAATCGTACTCATCACTTTCGTTCGACCAATCATCCATTTATGTACTCCTTCAATAATTGTTTCCGTAAACTTAATTTTTGTTTGCCACTTTTTGATAACTGTCCTATACGAGATTTATGTAAACCCAGTTCAATACCTAATTGCTTTAACGTTGCGGGTCTCTTGCGCCCAATACCATATATACCTAAAATTACATAAGCTTCATTTTGGGAAAGCGCTTTCTCAACAAATGCAACAACGCGCTCATCAATACCATTTTGCTGCGTAACATCCTCAGCAGACACAGTAGTGGCATTGGGCAATAAATCGTAAAAAAACAAGCCCTCCGATATCTCTTCATCCAAAGAGATAACTTGCTTAGGTAAAATATTCATCACATCAGATACCACTGCTACGTCCATACATGCTTCCTCGGCCAATTTTTTATGCGTAGGAAATTTGCCAGTTAAATTTTCGAATTTTCGTGCTATTTTAAGGAGTTTAGTGCCCTGCTCATGCAACGGGACAGGTAATCTTATCATTCGTTGAGTATTCGCTAAGCCACGCTTTATAGCTTGCATTATCCACCACGTTGCATACGTACTAAATCTGTAACCCTTATCAGGGTCAAATTTAGAGATAGCTTTCATAAGACCAACGTTACCATCCTGTATGATATCCACCAACTCGGAGTCGTTCATGCGCGCATATCTAACAGCTATATTAATAACCAAGCGTTGATTGACATGTGCCAACTTCTTTATAGCAACAATATCTCCTGTACATGCACGCTTGGCTAAATTTAGCTCTTCCCTGCGCGTAGGTATATCAACTTTAATAACATCATTAATAAACCGTTTGTACGTTTCTGTATAACATACTTTCCTACTGTTCATAACGCCCCTTAAACACCTTTCTTACTACGTACAGCACGCCTCACACTAGTGTTACTGCATTTCGCTCGGATACGTCCGTGGCCTAAACCAAAGTAAAAACAGTAACCAAAACCTCCAACCTTCATATTAAGTCACTAATTATATCTACGCCATTAAAAGCGCTGTCATTTGCCGAGACGTCTGCACCACGGATGCTATGCACATCTTCAGAAATTACAGCACGCAACAGAACCATGTATGCAATCACATCAATAATTTTTTCATCCCATTTATCTAAGGTAAATTGTTCAGTACTCTGCAACATGTTAAATACACTAACTATATGCTTACTCAACATACCACCCAAAGCAGCTTTGTTAGATGTATTGAGTAGCTTTGCTGCTTGCTTGAAATTTGACAAACGGTCTCCATGAGCATACTCGGCGCCTTTTACAGCAAGCATGTCCGTAACTTTTTTTAATGTATCACTTAATACAGTGTTAAATTCATCATCTACCATATACACCTCCTAAAAACCTATTGTGCGTGAAAAGATATCATTAGTAATAAGTACCTTCTCCACACCTACTTCACCAATGTGGGTGCTCAAATCGCATCCACAAAATACACATAATCCATCTTTTAAAAAATCAAGCTGTATAGCTGTAGAGCATTTTGTGCATGTAACCCAAGGGATACTTAACTTGTTTTTGGAATTTTCCATTAGCTACACCTCGTAACTATACGAAAAGCTAATAAATAAAAACAGCTTTAAACATATCTGCATGAACGAGTGTTCATACATTAGCCTTGCTATCATCTGCGGTAACACATGCACATAATGCACCAGTTTTTTTACACGTGTCATGCATTTCGAATTTTGGTATAGGTAACTGACTTATTAAATTGCATTCTAAAGCAAACTGAAATGCATGACGCAATACACGTTTATTGCGTTTTATATGCCTACATGTTAGTGCTGCACCATCCGCCTTGCTAATAGTATCTGAATTGAAATATGCATCAACATGCATCATGCGTATCTCATTTATATCACGCTCTGCTCCAAAATACGTCACAGCAAGATTAACGGCATCTTCATACATTTCTAAACTAATAGGACACTTACCACATTCCGCCACATTCTCAAGGTACTTTGCGGCTAACTGCCTCATATTCATGATATTTGCTCCTTATATCAAGGTTTATCATTACACAAACTAAATGCACGTTTTATGCCATGCACCTGCGTTTTAGTTCTATTTTAAAATCAAACACATGTAGCCGGTATACGCGTATGGGTACAGCCATAACCAAGACACAAGTGTACACCTTAGTACCAAATTGCACTTAACATGCTTGCGTTTTAAGTATATTCGATGTGTCAAAGACATGTGTTACGTATGCAACTGCATAACTATCATTATCACACAAAGTACATAAAAATCTACGTAAAACCACTTCTCATTTTTGTGACACACATCAAGGTTATCCTTATTATCCTTACATATGTGCTGCGTAGAATCCTGCATGTTAGCATCCACACCTAATGCATCTTCAACACTAAAAGTATGCCCACATTCACATGTTATTAGCATAAAGGCTCCTATTTATCCAAACCTAAAGAGGTACACGAGTATTCTCTTGTGCCTTTTTAATAGAGTTATATTTAGTAAACATCTCCCACATAACAAAATAAACCAGTTTTTGAAGCGTAATTTCTTGTCTAACATGCATAAACTCCAAGTTGCAATAATTGCACCGACTATATACCGCCTGTATGTATAAATATCGCTAGTACAACCCACGTGGCCATACGTAAACCTCCTTATTACGCCTTATATGCTTGTTACCACATAAATTAACATAGCGCTGGATTATAACATCACAGTAATGCTCATCCAGTTCCATAACACGTGCTTCTCTGTGCATTTCTTCGCATGCTATGATAGTCGTGCCAGAACCGCCAAATAAATCTAGTACGATGTCATTTTTCTTAGAACTATTAGTTATAGCTCGGATAACAAGTCCTGTGGGTTTCATGGTAGGATGTAACTTGCTCGCTGCTGGCTTATTCTCCTCCCACAGTGTTGCCTGACTCTTATCACCGTACCAAGAGTCGGATTCCCCAGCAACATGCGCATAAAATATCGGCTCATGCTGAAACTTATAGCGACCAAACCCCCATGCAAAGGTGTTTTTTGCCCACACAATCTGGCAGCGTATTTCAAAACCTGCGCCTTCCATGGCGTTCTGAAATTCTCGCTGGTATTTACTAGGATGACAGATATATAGGCTTGTGGTGTCCTTTGCTACAATTCGATAGTTTGAGAAAACATCATTAAGAAACTTACAAAATTCTTCTGTTGACATAGCGTCATTCTGAATTTTAAGGTTATCTTCTGTATAGCCTTCATAATCAACATTGTAAGGAGGATCAGTAAAAACCATATCGGCCTTACCTCCATCCATAAGTTTTACAACATCATCAAGAACTGTGGCGTCACCACACAATAAATTATGCGAATGAATATCACCTTCTTCATATTCAAACTCATGTCCACATTCACAATTTATTTTCATTTTTACCCCATACATATCTCTTACCGTTAAGCCGTATACCTACGTTTCCGGCAAATTTAACGTATCTGGCAACAGCGATATCAATATACGATTCCGCTATTTCCATTGCACGACACTGCCGTTTCGTTTTGTCGCAAGCAATTATAGTCGTCCCGCTTCCTGCGAATGGCTCATATACAATATCGCCTTCCTGCGTCCATGTTTTACATCCAAATTCCGGCCATCCTGCGGTGCTTGCAGAAGTGATCCTGATGACTGAGTCAGGAACCTTAAAATCTTGTCCTGTTTTATCATGAGAGTACCATTTTCCTACAGTCCCATCGGCGTCACGCATTCCCGGGGATTTTGAATGCTTCCGATTCCTGCTCGTTTCCTTTGTCTCAATCCATTTATTGCAGGAATCGGTCTTCCTATTAAAGTGGAAAATAAACTCGAATGCAGGTGCAAGGCGCCCTGACCACTCACCGGGAAGTCCGTATGTTTTGTCCCAAATGTACCACCCGAACAGAGGATAGCCAGCATCTTCCATGTATTTTAGCCATGCGTTCCAATACATGTCCACCTGCCGGTTTTTATGCACAAGCCCAAGGTTTACAAGAATGTGTGTCGTTTCCTTCACAACCGAAAAGGTACATGTGAAGACACCGTTCATGAGTTCATCCCAATCAAAAGAACCTATCTTATATTTTCTGCGGTCGCTATATGGCGGAGACGTAAAAACCATGTCCGCCTTTTCTCCACTCATGAGTTTCTCAACATCAGCAGTACTTGTGGAATCTCCGCAAAGAACTTTATGTGAAAATACGTCTTTTTCCGAATATTCAAACGTGTGTTGACAATCGCATGTAATTTTCATAATTCTACAAAATGCCTCTTTCCACATTTCGGACAGTATACCGACCGTCCCAATTCCCATAAATCACCACTTTGCGTAACTGCATCCTTTGTTTCAACTTCTGGAAGCACATCGTCATCCTCACTGTACGCAGGTGCATTATCTTTTGTCACATCTAAATCTATCTTCAGTTCTGAAAGTGTGCTTGGTGACAACCCTGTTAAACCTATGTCGAAATTGGGCACTTTTAATTGTACATCTTTCAAAAATCCTTCCAGTGTGGCACCTAGATTGACGTCTTGGTTCCACTGCCCATTTGTGGTATTATCAGCTACAACAACGTAATCTTCCTTTTCTTTATCTCTGTAGTAAGAAACAGGCACCTTAGAACAATCATAGCCCTCACGCGCTAATTCTCTAAGGGCTTTCAATCTCTGATTGCCCCCGAGCACCACGTTATCATCGTTTATAATTTGTGGCCTAAAAAACCCTAACTCTACAATTTCCTTCTTTAACTGTGCAAGCTCTGATGCATTAATTATCTTCGGATTTTGTACATTTTCAATTAGCAGACAAATATCTATGAGATCATCATATGCACAATTCACTTTTAAAGTTTTCATAAAATACCCTTTTTCACCATCATTTTAGCATATCTCGCCAAGTTTAATGCGTCGGCCTTTCCATCATCCGCTTTTCTATGTAAATCAACATCTGGAAACAACCTGCGCGCCACACTCAGGCTCATCGCTTTTGTGTCTCGTTTACGCTTAATCTTACTACTCCCACTAAGCTTAGCATCTTTAAAAATTACACATTGAGAATCAAACGTAACCTTCTGCCATGCGTGTGGTGTCACAAATATATACGGGATACCCATAACAGCCAGAACACCTTGCCACATCCCATAGCTAACACCAAAATTAAAAGAAGATGACACCCCTTGCATAGGCATAGCATGTACTTTTTCAAGACATGCAAAAACATTTCTATCAGCTTCCTCTAAATTCGGTGATAATCCAATTATGCCATCTTGTAAAAGTGTGCATGCACTTTTAATATCTCCTGGGTACTGCCAAACATCCAGCCTGTCCGGATCGTCCGTGAGCAATGCTACTGCGCCTGTCTTACCCGGGTCAATACCTATATATATGTTCATATGGCGTTTCCTAACATGTTTTTAAAAAATCATTAGGAAGAAGTATATTAGAATCTTTCTTATAAAAAGATAATAAGTCCCCAATACTGCGTAATACATTAAAAATGTGATTAAAAAATTGCTTCTCTGACGCGAAGTCGGCAGCCACAAAAAACAAGTGCACACATTCTTCTTTCTTTTTAACAACTTTAAAAAGCTGTATTGTCACCCCCAAAAACGTCTTATTGATCTTGTCGTTTCTTACATTTTTACACTCATCCACTAAATTTTGTGGTAACCCATTCGTGCTTTTTAAACATTCTATGATGTCATTACCATCCAAATTTAGTCGCAAACACACAACTGTATCTTTACATTCATTAGCCATATGCCTATTCACTCCACAGTTATGTGAGATACCTCACATTCTTTACGCACACTTACCAACTCCTTAAAATAACCTTGGTAATCTGAAGAGTGCGTCACAAAAAACACCGTCTTATCTCGTGCTTCTACCAGCATCAATTGCAAAAGCATATCTTTACCGCCTGCGTCCATCCCCTCAAAAGGCTCATCAAAAATTCTCAAATTAACATCATTATCGTTAGTCCTAGACGCCAACAAATCCTGTAAACACAATGCTACAATAACGTTTACACGTTGCCTTTCGCCACCGGACATCAACGAGTAATCTTTCACGCCATCCCTAATAGTTGCACACACATCAAAGTTGTCCTTCAAGACGCCTGCCACCAATTTTTGTGTGTCAAAAGTGACGGTGAATAACCCATTGGTTAATTGCTGCGCGTAATGCTGAGCGCGGTTATTCAAAAATGGCACAATACAATCGAGCATATATGCCTGCATATCTTTAAACACATCATATAATACAGAATAATATCTCAGATCATCATTACTCATATCAATTTTAAAATGCAGTTTAGAAACCTGCTTAGACAGTTCTAAAATCTGACGTTCCTTATCTTTCAGCATGTCCATGAAAGTGTTATCTAAAGCACGCTTCTTGGCGCTTTCCAACTTTAAACACAAATTGCTCAAATCCCGATCTAACCCTGCTTTTACAGCTATCTGCGTGTCAACTTTTAATATTAATCCTTTCAAATATGTCAAGCGATCTGTCAAATCAGTACACTCTGAAGCATGCGAAGTTTTAAAAGCTTGCTTGTTAGCCTTAGCGGTGTCTAAGGCTGTGTTAATAACTTTAAGGCGTACACGCTCACTATCTATAGAGCGTTGGCACATGACTAACGTATCACGCAATTTTGTGATGTGTGAAGCTTGTGTATCACGATCTATTAATCTGCCACATTCAGCACATTCCACACCGATTAGATCATTTTGGACAATGCGATCTAATTGGCTTGCATATTTATTTGAATCTTTTTCTAATGAGAACACAGCATTTGCTATTGCACGCTGTGCCTGCTGATACTTCTCAATTTCCGCATCTAACGCAACACACACAGAAACCTTGTTGTTCCTGACTCCCTGTAAAGCATCTTCAACACACTGGATATCCGCACTTATAGCGCAAGCATCATCGACAATATGCGCGTCAATCTGAAGTTTCTTACTTTTAATTTCTTGCTCTATCCCACTAAACTCTTGATCAGCTAATATACTCTTTTCATCCAACCTATTTTTTAGGGTATTGATATCCATATTAGTATGCTCAATACTCAAATTTACGCTGGAAAGTTCTCTATCCATTTTTGCAATTTCTTCACGCAACACATCCGCACGCACCTTTACAAGCCTACGCGCATCTTGCAGCTTTTCTAACCCTAAAATGCGCTCAAAATACGCCTTTTTCTCCGTGTTTGTTGCGTAAAGGAACTTCTTAGTAATCCCTTGCCCAAACATGACAGTGCGTAAAAACGTTTTATAATCTATCCCTAATATTTGATTTATTTTTTTCTGCGTTTCACTAACTGATGATCGTTCACAAGCAGACGATCCATTTATAAGAAGAGAAAGGATACTTCCACCGCGTACCTTACGCTCCCTACAAATTTCAATCTTTTGTGTACCCACACTTAACAAAGTTGTGACACTACAGCTTTTCTGTCCGTTCCGTATGATTGCACCCGCCGCGACATTGCCTTCATCTAGCGTCTTACTTCTGACAGGTGTTCCAAAAAGACACCACACTAAAGCATCAAATAATGCAGACTTACCTGCTCCGTTAGAATCACTGCAACCTCCTGACACAACACCCACAATACCCACTAAACCTGAAGTGTCCAAGGCCACTTCTGCATGCGCATAACTAAGAAAATTATCTATAATTAATTTTTTAAATTCCATAATTATGCCTCTACAGCTTCTGTTAAGAACGTCTTTCCTAACTCTTTCAGTTTCCGTTTGTCTAAGTTACCAATTTTTTCAGCCAATAGGGATGAATCAATAACCTTTTCCAAAGCTTCTGTCATACGCATATCCGGCGATATATCAATCCGCGTATCTTTTTTAAACTCAGTCGCACATACTTGTACATTGACAGTGTGCGCACACTGTAAAGTGCGCTTAGCTACAACAAATTCTTTCTCATGCTTCTGTGGGATGATCACACTCACGTAATCCCCGCTAAGTTGGCTTATATCTAAACCAGGAGTGTATGTAACCTTCCTTATCATTGGTATGTCCGATTTGACAAATTTTATCTCACATGCACCTTTAGAGACAGTAACATCCACAAACCCCTTCTCAACATTTGCCTCGCCTATATGGCAAGATTGTGTAGACCCCACGTAGCAAGCCTTACTGTGCACCCACTGATGCATATGGTAATGCCCCATCAGCGTAATGCAATAATCAGCAAACTTAAAAATATCCGGTTTTATATCGTGATACACAATAAAACCGCTTTCAACTTTTGCTTTAGCACAATCACAATGAAGTAACCGAACTAGATCGTAGCCAACCGCTGCCTCTCCTTTAGCCTGTAGTATCTCTAAATACTGATTAAAAATGTTTATATCATAAGTGAATGGTGCTGCCAAAAAAGCAGACTTTTCGGCGTTTTTAATTAATGTGGGTTTGTCTACAACAGTGGCGAATGTTTTGAATGCTTGCATAGCATGTATCTCACACGCTCTGGTAGTCAAATCATGATTACCTACAAGCATAATTAAATGTATCCCCACTGTTTTAAATAACGTCAATTCAGCGTAGATGGGATTAAAAACTGAAAATGGCACGACACCTTTTGTTTCAAACATATCCCCTAAAAAAACAACAGTGCTTATATCATGTGATATGCAATATTCGCGTATCTGAACTATACAATGTACAGCATCCAGCAATCTCGAATTCAGCCCAGTTGTGCCGTCAAGATGACAAAAATCTTTCCAGTTGTGTGCATGCAAATCTGAAAATGCCACAAATCTAAACAAAATGCGCCTCCTTCATCCAACGCATAACCACTTCTTCTTTATTGAATATCAATGCTGAATGGTTATTTACATGATCCGGTACATTAACTGTTATAAAATATGCAGGATCATGCACTTCTGTCAATCCTGGGAGTTGCCTATTCGCATTAAGCGTGCGCACTTCTGCAAAAATTTCGTACATTTCCTTTTTTTCTGAAATGTATTCACCGCCTGTATAGCACTTACCTCCTGATCTAAAGTATGTTAATTCCACCTTATATGACATATGCTGCTCCTTATTTTTTTTTTTAAATTAAACGACACCCTCTAATTCTAAACTATTCTCAACCATATCACCCCAGACATCCCACCCCTGAGTTTGCTGCCTTGCAAAAAGCTCAATTCTGGGTATATCACCAAAAAGTTCAACTATCCTTTCACGAACAATATCGGGCTTCTTGCTATGCGTCTCTAGACTTGTCATAACCGTAGAACGCACACTACGTGAAACGCGCTTGATCTTGCCACGCATGCCTAACAAAACAAACTCTGCATTAGCACGAGTGTAGTTGCCCATTCCCATAAAATCAGAGTACACATTCAATTTTTTAACAATAGTATTTTCGCCACCCACTGTAATAACGTTACTGGGAAAATATTTGTCTCTGATCGACTCCCCTAATATGTCTTGAGCGTAAACCGGATTTTTGTTCAGTTTGACCCATGTGAACGCTATGCATTTAAATTCAAAACCCCAAGCGCTCATCACATCTAATCCTACAGGTAATTGAGGTGACGTACACCACAAAAACAAAGCACAGTTGTTCTCCGTAATAAAAGGCACACGCATGTTTTTTATCGAAACTACATCCATAGTTGGGTACTTGTAAGTGACACCACGCTTGCCACTATGGCACTTATCACGATAAGGCCACGGTGGGTCTGCGTATATTATCTTATATTTTCTGGCTTTAATCATAATTTTAATGCCCCGCACTCCATCATTGCATGTCCCGCAACTGCGGGTGCACATCCAAAAACGTTGTGAATTGCTTTTTTAAAAACTTTTCACCATCATAAACCGACCAACCCCCGCCTTTCTCAACTATGAGACCCTTTGCAACAAGCGCTCCATAAATGTCTGTTTCTGTCGTGGTCTTTTTTATTTTATCCTTACAATTTTTGTAAATGCGTGCTCGTGCACTCTTTAAGCAAAGAGTGTGATATGTGAAAAAACGTGTGATTTCCTTTACATTTTTACCAATAGCATGCTTATCTTGCTTGTCGGTACAGAAAAAGAATTGTGCATCCTCGCCTTTGCCCTCTTTTACATACACAGCATAATCTAAGCCTAACTCTGCTACTTCTTCTGCTAAATTAATCCCCATTCCAAATATAATCGTGGTTTCACACTCCCTAAAAGGTAAAGCCAGCTTATTCTTAGCTACTTTAACTCTAACTTTATTACCTATAATGTCTGAACCCGATTTTACAGAAGCTATTCTTCGGACATCTAACCTCATGGAAGAATAAAACTTCAAAGCTCTCCCACCAGTAGTGTTTTCTTTATTCCCAAATTTTATCCCTATCTTTTCCCTAATTTGGTTTATGAATATCACTACAGTTTTAGTTTTTGCTACACAGCCTGTCAACTTTCTAAGTGCCTGCGACATCATCCTGGCTTGCGGTGCAACATGAACATCACCTACTTCTCCCGCAAGCTCAGCTTCTGGTACCAACGCTGCCACAGAATCAATAACGATTACATCTAAGTCACCCGTCTTTACTAACGCCTCGCATATATTCAAGGCTTGTTCGCCCGAATCGGGCTGTGAGAGCAGCAAACGATCCAAGTTACAACCCACAGCCTTCGCATAGTCAAAACTTAAAGCGTGCTCTGCATCTATAAACGCGCACACACCTTTCGAGTCGGCACTCTGTGCCTCCGCAATAATATGTAACGCCAATGTAGTTTTACCCCCGGCCTCCGGGCCAAAAATTTCGACTACGCGACCCCTTGGTATTCCATATACCCCCGTGATCATATCCAATTTGACAGAACCCGTGGACACAACATCCACAGGTTTAATACTTTCTAGTCCAGGAGCCATAAGGCTACCAGACCCGAAAAGCTTTTCCATATCAGTAATTAATTTAGATACCTTTGAGGCAGGTGTACTCATTACACCTGCCTCAAAGAATTTATACATGCATTCATAATTCCTGTATCACACGTTAAACACTTAGGGTCTGCTGCGGTAAATTTACCGAAAGTGCCCTTAGGACAAGTATGATGTGCACTGTCCGACTTCCTGTTAAAACCTTCTGAACTGTCCTCCGCATCTGCTGTATGTCCCTGGTTAGTTGTGTCATCCTGTGTGCTACCATTGTGTGTTTTACCCATTTCTTCCTGCTCGCCCGTGTACACCTCACGTGACGTGGCATAACTCACACGAGGAACTACTTCCTGCAACTTCTGCATTGATGTTAGCCATTTCATGTCCTGTAATGCAGTGGGCACAGGATCAGGTTGTACCCCGTACTTCGTTTTCATCCCTGATCCTGATTTAGAAATTGTTATTATACGGCCCGTTTGCGGGTGGAGTATGTTGCCCCATTTAGGATTAAAAATAAAAGACAATATAAGCTCCAAAACGCTTACAGGTAACTGTAGTAACTGCACACCTGCGTCCAATCTTTTCATATCAACCGCGTTCACGAACTCGCGTTTAACCAGCTTGATGGTATCAGCCTTCTTGTGCTCGCGTTCATCATCAGATTCGCGTAATATAGCAATTTGATCGCAAACATGGCACTGTACCCCCCAGTTGGCATGCGGACAATACAACGGTGAATTATCGGCAGAGACACCGAAATGCATGAAATAAGGCATATGCCACGTACGCACATCTACACTCGATCTCGGAAGTATACGTACTTCGTTGTCGCCCCCTTTAAGGTACATGAAAAATGTTTGAGCAGCCCTGATGTCTGCTAAAACTTTACCTTCATACTCCTCATCAATAGCCCAAGGATCATGCTCAGGCGTAACACTTTTTTTATTCATAAAAAAACCTCCTCCTATTTCGGAATTGCTGAATTATCATACTCTTGCCGAAGTATAGATACATACGCTCTTAACATATCCCCCTTTTGTGTTAGGGCACCCTTAGCAGAATATGCCAATTTTGCACGATATTTTAAAATAGCAATAGCTTGCGATAACTGCAACCAAGTTGGATCCCGTGGAATCCCCAACTTGATTCTGGAATCACAACCCGCCTGTGAAAATTTAGCACGGCCTTTCGCATCTGGCTGCGGTTTAGTCTCCTCCTTATATGTAGTTTCAATTTTTGCGCTCAATTCGGCGGCGTATACCTCCAAGCGCAATTGGGCCGTGTTCAACTCATGCATTAATCGATCATACAATGACGCATAGTAATACCATGTCGATGGCTGTTTAATTAAATCATCCGATATCGTTTCTTTAGAAAAAGCCAGTTCTTTTTCTAAATCTTTTATATCTCCAATGTCAGACACTATGTTACCTCCTATAAATAGCTATAATACATGTTAATAATTATTTAACCCATTGCAACTAAAAACTAATCTTTCTGTTTCCATGCGCGTGTTATTTCGATGTCCACAGGGAATGGTAGCAGCCCTCCAAAAATTTCTGGATTCTCCATGTTTTCTCTAACCAATTGAGTAGCTTCCGCGTGTGGTACGTCCTCACGCACTTCAAACAGTAATTCGTCATGTACTGTTAATACGATGGACATTGGCATTTTACTCGCCTTTATAGCGGCGTCTACACGCACGGTCGCGTCAGATAATGTATGCCCTGCTGTCCCCTGTATAGGAAAGTTCTGCCCCGTGCGTACGGCTTCACTTAATGCCATGCTATACTTATGAGGCTCCTTTAACATGTGCTTGATATTAGTAAATCTGCGCTTATTCCCGTATATTGTTACAAGCGCCTGGCCTGCCAACACGGTATTTTTTATTGCTTCCACAAAATCACGCAATTTTTCATAACGCTCAAAATACGCGTGTATATACTGAGCCGCTTCATCTTCAGTGCATATGCGCCCACGTTTAGTTGTAATGTCCGCGGCTAATCCTTTCGGCCCCATGCCATAAATAATTCCAAAATTTATCGCTTTTGCTGCTGTTCTTAAATCTTTATCAACATTCTGCGGGTCTGCGCCTAAACAATCAGTAGCAACTATAGAATGCAAATCTAAGCCAAGTATGTACGCGCTTAGTAGATGTGGGTCTTTTGAGTAATACGCTGCTATACGTAACTCTAATTGAGAGTAATCAGCATCCAGCAAGTAAGTCCCTGCTGTTGCTGTAAACAAGCCACGAATATCGTCTGATCTGCTTTGATTCTGTAAATTTGGCGCCTTACTCGATGGCCTCCCCGTTGTCGTTCCGTGCACCAGATATTGTGTATGTATTCTGGATTCTCCGTCTACATACTGCAAAAGCCCGCCGCTTGTTTTTCCTCCGTCTAAATAAGTGCTTTTTAGCTTAACGTACTTTCTAACCTCCAAAATTAACCGTGCCACAGGATCATTATAAGTGCTTACAATGTGTTCTAACGACTCTTTATCCGCCGAAGGTTCCTGGGTTGTTTTTGAACACTTTAGAGAGTTGTAGCCTTTATTTTCGTAAAAATATCCACTCACTTGCTTAGGTGATAGTGGATTAAACTTTAAATCATCCGTAAGTAACGCAATTGCACGTTTTCCATTGGTGATAATGTCTGCGTACTTTGCAGCAACCTGGTGCAATTTTACAGTGTCTATGTGCACGCCCGTGTACGTTACTTCTGCCAAAACGTGGCACAAAGGCATAGTAATCTCATCAAATAGTTTGACTACACCTTCTTTACGCATCCAAGGAACTAACACATTGTATAGCCTGTACGTTGCGTCAGTGTCGGCGCAGTTATAACCTAGTAACTCCTCAGTAGTCGGAATGTCCATATCCGCGTAATTATTTGTTAATGTCACAAATTCCTGTTTATGATTTGGCATATTACAGTGCAGTGTAGCCAATGTTTCCAAATCATGTGGATACTCTTCATAACACAAATGATGTGCTACAACCGTATCAAAAACTTTAGGCGCAATAATTATCCCAAAGAACCTGCGCAACATTTTATATTCATACTCAAAATTGTGTATTATTTTTAAGTGCTTCTTACTTAAAATATCCGCCAAAAATGGTTTAAACTTTAGCAAAGTGCTCGTATCCCATTTTCTTATATCTATCCCAAATCCTGTGTGCTCGCTGATAGTGAATGCAAAACTGCAAATACCCTTACATTTCCACGGATTTAATCCATAAGCCTCAATATCAAAAGATATTTTTTCACTCTTGCCCACAAGCTCAAGCATTTTTATAGCATCTGACAAACCATCTGTGTACTCATATTTAACCTCGTCTTTGGGAGGTAGTCTATTATGTACTGCTACGTATGCACCTAATTTTAACTCTTGCTTAGTTATATCCGTGTATGTAGGTGTTCTTAAAAGATACGCAGGATGCAAACAAGGTAACACCCAAGTATTGTACGTATCTGACCATTGAACATCTCCATGTGCACGCATTATACCTGTCGTGTTTAGTACAGCGCGCATGGCAACATTACCCAACGCCACGATAAGCTTGGGATTAACGCTGTTTATTTCATTTTCTAAATATGGCATGCACGCTTTAATATGTGATACTTTAGGCGTAGCGTTATTAGGTGGGCGGCACTTACACACGTTTGTGATAAAAATTTCACTCCTCTTCCAACCAGCAGATTTAATTAAATCATTCAGACAAGCACCTGCATCACCAAGAAACGGCGCACCCTTTCTGTCTTCACGGTATCCTGGCGCTTCCCCTATAATCATGACATCTGCATGCGTGGCACCAACGCCGCGCATGCAATTCGTGAGACAATTACGTGATAGATCACATTTACCACAGCGTTGACGCTCAGATAAAAAACGGGCGACATGGTGCGCACGACACGTGGGGCACTCATCATATGCTGCCCATGTAGGATCGAACTGCGTACCACATTTACATGAAACTAATTTACCCAATTACACATGCCTCCAAGTTGCACCCCGTTTAATGGCTCCGATAGTCTGCCTACTAACATTATATTTCCGACCCAGGACTGTACAACTCAATCCCCGCGCTAATTCTAATTTAATTGCTACAACCTGCTCCAGCGTTAACTTGGTTGTTCTTTTGCCAGAAAGATTTGTAATTTTTTTATGTCGGGGTACCCGTTTTTTATTATGTAATATCCCTGTGACACTCTGCCACGTGCGCCCATGCTTTATCGAAGACACCGCAGCATCTGAAATATTGTACTCTTTCGCGATAGTCCCTGCGGACACTATTCCTGCGCGCAACTTAGCCAATATTTCAAGTACGTCAGCATTTTTAAGTTTATTTGAGTTTGACTTTTCACCACAACACTTACCCAAGACTCTCCTTGAGTGTAACGCATTCTCCCTTGCAGTAACCCACTCCAAATTACTAACATGAGTGTTCAGTTTATCACCATCCTTATGGTTACACTGTTTACCATGTAATCTCTTTGCGTTATACTTAATGCCTTCAGAAGAGCACAAAACTAATCTATGTATACAAAACCACTTACATTTACCACCGACGGATAAGCAAACAGTCTTATACCCATCAGGTCTGTTCATGTACGTTCTTAATTGCTTATTCCTACGGGTACTCCATATGGCTCCGTACTCGCTAATCTCATACAACCCCACGTAAGCAGGAATGTCATACCAAGTTATACATTCATACGTGTGCATCTTATGTCTCTGTAAAAATCTTATGTGCCACAGTACGCTGCATATCAAGCTGTTTCCGAACTATAAGCCATGCACGCGCAAAAGCCATCTCAGCGCATTCACCATTTATTACGCTGGTTTTATACGTTGCTTCTATCGTTGTGCTCCTGTACCTATTTCCTGGATCGACGACTATTTCACGCCAACTCGCTGTTACATCATCCATAACTTTCCCTTCTTCTTTTATGTAAAGTAAATCGCATCTGCACAACATACGTGGTGGATGTCATCCTCTAAAAGTGATTAAAAAAACGTATGGGGGACGTAAGTCCCCCATATTACCAGAGCTATAAAGCTGCGTGCCGTGCCCTGAAATACCTATCGACTATCTGCAGCAACTTTCGGGAGCGCTGAACTTTCCCCTCTTCAAAACTTTGCCGAGTAATTGCATATGTAAATGCATTATATAACGCCCAAAGAGTTAATGTGTCACTATCTTTTAATTGGCTCCTGACTGCATCCTCGTACGATTTGGGCACATAGTTATGCCCAGTTTGCACAATGCCATTTATCAAGATATCAGATCGTTCCTCTGTTATTTCGGTTTTGCTCAGATCGTTGTAAAAGGGAATAACACGCTGTGCCGCATGCTCATGTGCTAAAACAACGTTGTCTCTGAAACCAATTAGTTCAAAAGAGGCCGTATGCCTGCCATATATGTTGTAAAATTTATCAGATACTTTCATCCCATTCAAACAAACTAGCCGTAATAGCTGTATCTCCAACCGTACAGCAGCACGCCCGCCAATCCCGTTCACGATGTCTATGCCAAAACCTACATAATCCCCTAATTGGGTATCAGGTGTTACATTAAATTTCATATCGGGGAACTTATAAGAAGCACGCATAAGTGATCCCCCGTCAAACGTGTACACAATCTTCTCAAAATTCCAACCCTTTTCATCAAGCACTGCATCAACACCATCAATAACATCAGTGTGGGAAATAACCTGATAGTTTCGCCCAACAACACCCAACACACCCATGTCATCATCTCTCACCAACACCTTTCTAGTAGGATCAACTACGTCCTGGCCAGATGTATTACTTATTCTTAATGGTTGCTCATTTACTACAAAATTATATTCTTCGCTCATAACGTCCTCCTGTTATTTGTTTGTAAGCGTATGTAAAGCAATATATGTGCCAATGCCTTCATCCCTTTAAAACGTACAAAATACGCGCATAATAGTATGTTGATCAGTACCTCAAAGAACATAATAGTACTGCGTGTTCCAATTATGTACTGCATAAATCCCCACTGTAAGCTTTGGCCTGCGTGTATAAAATGTCATTTATATTTTTGTGATCACAGGGATCACCATTTTTCAAAAGCACAACACATGTGTTAACAAAGAGCGCTAACTTTGCAGCTATACGCAAAGTAGCACTATGCGCATCATCATCCAGGCACACAACAACCTTACTAAAACGTGCCTTTAATATTAAATTTAACTGTGCTGTGGACATACTTTTCCCAAAAAGTGCCACAGCGTTTGATCCTATAGCGATGGCGTCAGTGACGCCCTCAACAATAACACAAGTGTCATGCAGCTTCGCAACATCATAATTATACAAAAGCTCGCTAAACCTTACACCCTCTGGATTATATGGTTTGACGCCCTTGCAAATGCTCTTCCCGATAAAACTAATTAATCTACCACCACAATAAATCGGAAATATAACACGTTTAGCCATAACACCAAGATCACAGTAACCTACACGGTATTTCTCTAATTTACGCCTATCAAAACCCTTTTTTACCAAGTAAGTAGGCAGAACTTTTAACTCACCTATAGGCGTAAAAAATTCCGGCAGTTCTCCATACCAAGATTTCTTGGGTTTTGCATGAGCATGCTCTTCAAAAAACTGTGCGTCTCTTATGTATTCGCGTACATTGTAAAGTCTATCCCCAAAATGCCTTAAAAATGTCCATGCATTACCACTACGGCTGCATAGCCAGCAATTAAACATGGTGGAATATTTATTGACTGATAAGTGGTATTTATTTGGAGCCTTATCGCCACAAAAAAAACAGTTAAAAGCCACATCCATATCCGCAGCATGTGTTCTCGGATTCGCTTGCATGCCCTTATTGTGTAAATACGCAATCACATCAAATTTTGTAAGATCGAGTTTATACGTATTTTTATGTTGCACATACATTTTATCTACCTTCTGGAAAGGTCAAAAACAATGATCTGGAAAAATCACAAAAAAATGGCACACTAACCCCCTCAGGGCCATTTCTATTTTTTGCTGTAAAAAATCTACCTCTATTATCCGCGCGCTCCGCAGGGGTTTGACAAAGCGCAACAATCCAATCCGCAACTTTACATTTCCCCCAACTATCCGCGATATCCGCCATAGTAATGACCTCCTTCGCAAGCGATGCACGATTGGCCTGACTAGCAGTAAATACAGCTATTTTGTAAGTTTGTGCTACACCACGCAACTCTTCATAAACAGCCTCCAATTCATCATATCTGCTAGTATAAACCTTGGCTGAGGACATTAAATCGCCATAATCAACCACAATTACGTGTGGCGCCCTCCCCAATGCCGCAAATCTCTGGCAGTGCCCTTTTATTATCGTAGCATTTAGCTCACGCGCAGGGTACTGAGCAACAAAAATATCTCCTGTGTATGTTTCACTATAATCCTCCATTAATTTAATTACATCACTCGTACTATCGCGTAAATCACGCATGGTAATCCCTGTGATAGATGCGTCAAAGCAATCCATAGATATAGCACTGGACAGTTCCAGCGTGTAGTAAAGAACCGTCTGTCCAAGCAGCGCTGCGGCCTTGGCGCAATGCCTTAATGCCACACTCTTCCCACCACCTGGACGGCCTAACCATACACCTAGTTGCTCTCTAAAAAGCCCTTGAATTACATTATCTAAAGCTGGAATTAGTGTTTTCGTGTACACGCTCTCACCTGCTGTAGTCCTATCCAAAGCACGCTTCTTAGATGTTGCAAAATAGTCCTGAAACACATTTGGTGACAATTTAGCTGACAATGCACCCATTACATCTCTAATCTCTGTGTGCTTCCATTGATTTAATAGTACTGTGCTTTTTGCTATTGCCAACTTTAGCTCCTGATGCGTAGCAAACTCCACAAACTTATCTTTTACAAAACCCACGTTTTTATCAGAAACAACAGCTTGATCTAAAATAGTAATTATAATGTCACGGTCTTTAACGGGCGCTTTCTCCAATGCCAAAGTCTTCACCGTAAATTTATCTATAGGGTGGCCTTGCGTAAATAAATCTAACATAACACTTGCGATTTGTTGGAGGTAAGAAACATCGAAATATTCCACTTTTAATAAATCTATTATTTCCGATAAAAATTCTTTTGATGCTAATATGCAAATAATTATCTGCATTTGAAATTCTGCGGGTAGTTGCTCCGTAGTGCTTTTCATACACCACCTGTAGTACGCAACAGCCCTGATGCAAGCAGGTGTGCGCGTATGTGCTGCACACATGCGCCTGTTTTGCTACCAATGCTGCTAATGGTATTCTCCCAATACGCATTTAGATCATCGGCTGTAAAAGTCACTGCGTTACGCTGTGCATGATCCTCCGTGTAGATTTGGTGATAGTGGCGTGTGGCGCGGTCTTGCGCGTTAACGCTTAATAAGTGATTCAATTGTACATAAGCGGGATCAATACGTGCATTGTCAATCGCAAACTGCGCTTCCATATACACACTAACAGGTACATTCACCTTTTTGGCCACTTGCATTATTTTTATGGCGAGACTTATATTTTTTGCAGAATTTTTAATTGAACTGTAAGGAATACCTGTATAATCCGCCTTTATAGCAGAAAATAAATTTAAAATAACGGTAGGTGTAATTATCTCCGAATATGCTCCGTGTTCCATAGCTCCGAGTTACTCCTGTAAAGTTAATTTTTAGGCATAAGCCCTGCTGATTTATACGCCGTTATCCGTTGCTCCGAATGGCGTAATAAATATTTGTTTGATACATCCATAAAATCCACAATTTGCACAGTACCAGTATCATTCATACGTAACCCACGCCCTACGCGTTGGATGGCCTTCTGGTTACTCTTACCACCACCTGCGAGTAACAAAACATCTATTTCATTTATACTGATCCCTTCATCAAAAATAGTAGATGCCAAGATTACGTTTATTCCACCCTGTTGAAATGCACGGACTATCTCATCCCTCTCTGCAAGATTACATGCGCCTGTAAGCATGGCCACACGACAACCGTCTACTTTTTGTAATGCATCCTTCAATAACATACCGTGGCGTATTTTACAAAAAAGCACTAACACTCCCTTACCCCTTTGGCATGCATTTCGGACCTTATTAACTATAACTTTATTTCTGTAATGATTATTTATAATCCCGTCACTTTCTGCAAGCTGCCAGCTAACATCCATAAAATCAGGATTTTTAGGGTGTGTTATCTCAACAATGTCGAAAGTAGGCAGAGCCGATATTTTCTTAGAGATCAGTTGTTTATTCCCAACTTCATAAATTACAGGCCCCAAAGCGCCAATCAACTGTAAATCTGAAGCGGTTTTCTTATCAAAAGGAGTCGCAGATAAACCAAAACGATAATAAGCGTGTATGTTCATCAGAACAGAATACCACGTACGTGCTGGTACGTGACTACATTCATCAGATATTACAACATCAATGCCCTTAAAATATTCTAACGTCCTATTTTGTTTTGCGCGTGCGAAAGCATCCCTTTTTAGCTCACGCACTTTACTGACTTTCTGCACATTAGAAGTATTATCGCAGTACTTACAAGTGTATTTGTAACCAACTTTTTGAGATTTTACAGCACACTTACGTTTACAGTACATGCAAGTATAATAAATAACTGATTTGTATAAGTTCAAGCGCGACCATAAAGTGTCTATGGATGCAACTGTAATTTTTTGGGGTGACCACACGCCTGATGCGATTCTGCCGATAGGCTCACCCAAACGTGCTTCAAAACGTTTTATAGTTTGATCCACTATGGACAAGCTATCAGATAACCACAGAGTTTTTAAATTCAGTCGCTGCGCAATAGCAATCCCTATTTCCGTTTTGCCCGCATTCGTAGCTAAATGTATTATGCCTCTCGGTAACGAGTCCGTACAAACATCTACGCAGGCTTTTTGGTAATCACGTAATTCTACATCAAATAAATTTATAACTAGCTTTTTTGTCGGGGGGATCACACGCATATCTTGCAACTCAAACATGTACCCTTGTGCAGCACAATGAGTTAACACGCGATCTAGTAAACCTGTAGGGAATGTGTTCTTTTTGAATAAGTGGACTTTACCATCCCACTTGTGTTTTTTGTAAAGAGGTGTAAAAAAGTAACCTTTAGCAAAACCAGAAGTTACAACGTCCAGTGCTGCTCTTTCTTCTGCCAGAATTCCTGTGACAGTACAAATTGTGTTAAAAATTTTTATAATCATGAATGCTCCTACGCTTTTTAAATATTATAAGTAAGCGTACTAAAAAAGCAACTAAGTAAATAAAAAAATAATATAAAAATAGTCTTCCAAGTTTTTTGGCACAATTATTGCAAATTATTATATTAATATAATAATAATAATATAATAATATAATAATTAATTATTAGTTGTTACTGTTAAAATTAATTAAGGGAAAGCTTGCGCTACCGCGCAACTTTTCCCACTTATCCACAAGCTGTGGATATTTATTCCAAACTAGAAATTAAGCTTAAAATGCTATAAAAATAATTTTTTTTTAACTTAATTTTCCAATAACACTTGCAACACCATTTTAGCATGTTACAATATTAATAAGCCTGACACACAAACTACAGAGTGTCATGCAGACTTCTTGTTATAAAACCTTCTGTGCGAGAAGTCTAGCTTTTGGTTACTCCTGTAGCCCTTGTAAGGGTAGTCGCTCCGCTACCCTTACAAAATTACCACCTTACTTCTTTTTTCTTTTGCCACATACATAGCCTTATCCGCAGCATTTAGCAAGCGCGCTTGATGTACACTATCCGTTACTTTAAATAATGTCCCCCCAATAGACACGGAAATTCCAAGGTTTTTTAGCTGTTTACTAATGCGCCAGCCGACTTGTATTAATACATTTGCATCCACATTATCGAACAAACATAGAAACTCGTCCCCACCATATCTAACTAGACGATCACCACGCCACAAACGCAGATTTAAAATGTTCTGCAACCAACGTTTACATCTAAATGCATACTTAAATGTTGCTATGACTGATGTGCAGTATGTAACTCTTTTACGTTTCACGCTATGCACACTCTTAAGCAATGCCATAGGTGTTTGTCTGGTATGGTGCAGAAGCGCATGGGCAACTTGAAGTAATACCTTATCACCATACACATGCCCATACATGTCGTTGACTTTTTTAAAGTCATCAACATCGATAAAAAGCACTCCAAAAGGTTTTTTACTTTTACGTGCCTTACGCATTTTTTTAGTTAAAATAGTACCACCGCTCCAACGTTCTCGCAGAAGCCAGTCTTTAGACTTTAATTTCGTGAACATGTCTTTATTTACATCATTTAATAATTTTATAGAAACTACTAATAAGCTTAATATGATGAGTATGTAAAAAGTATGCATAATGTCCTCCTGTTATTTGTAACAATTAGTTGCATTTGTGCATCTTATATGTTATGATACGTAGTATCATAACATATAACTTAATGTTAGTAACTCTTATATCGCTTTCTTTTTTTACGTTTTTTCCAAGTTTTTAAAACCTCTTTTATTATAGGACGTCGGTAGCACACAGTTCCTGAAATGTCCTTAAAAGATTCCAAAAAACCTCCCGTTATAAAGTCGTTTAACATTTCTAAAGTTGAAATATACAAAAGATGCTTTCCTGTATCCTTGGCATACCTTACTTCTAGCATGCTAAAAGTAAATATTTCGTTTTTAAAAGTAAATATAGCATTAAGTAAAGGGAACGCATCACATTCGTACGTTGCATCTTTTTGTGTACACTTTTCCAAACTTTTGCTATCTTGCACTTTTTTTATCTTTTTTGTTTTGTGCACAAAAATTTGCAAATAAAGTTTTTTATTCTGTAAAACCCATCTATGTGTATCTAAGTAACCCAATTTTTTTGCACGGTATGCCACATTTATAGGTTTCTCCATGTAGTAATCTGCATATCCTGTGCTTCTAAACAACTCGTAAACTGCTTTAATGCCTTCTATAACTTCTTTTTTTATTATCATATTGCGCTCCTTAAACTAATATGTTACAATACTACGTATTGTAACATATTAGCATCTGTACCTTTACTATGTTATTTACGTAAAAGATGGCTTATAACGTGGCCTTTAACATTACTCATAACTTTTTATTTCCTTCAAAAGTGTGTAATTTTTACACAAATTTCTAGGACTATTCCATTGTTCTTCCAAATACTGACCACACCAGTGTGTATTGTAGTTTTTGAACATGCATGCGCGTGCGTGCTCGAAGTTCACTGCATGAATAACTACATAACTATATGCAAATTTTTGACCACAGCCGAACGTGAAATACCATTTTTCCATACTTTTATGCTCCTTATAAGTTTAAAACTCATCTTGTAACGCTTCATCCATGCAATCTTCCACAAGTCTACAATAGTTTATACGACCACACCACGCAGGGTCTCCATCACATATAGGGTTTCCCCATCCATCTTCTTCAAGATAATACGCACGCTCTTGTGGAGATAAAGTCTTATCATTCATTATTTCTTCACGCAATTTTGTAGTCATGTCATACACCCTCATGTCGAGTTCTTTTACGCATATTATTACAATTATGCTTAGTGCAATACGCATGCCTACATTCACTGAATATAAAATGGTGGTAGTTACAAACACTTAAGATAATACTCTTCTAAATAAGCAGTTCTTTGTTACGTTAACGTGCTTGGCAGTACTATAAGGTACTCTTACAGTTCCGCATGCTTTTTTTACTATATTCCATAAAAAATACAAAGTACGTTTATGTTCATTAAGTGTACCTTATGGTACACTTAATTCATGTGTTGTTGCTAAAAGCCTATTGTTTAAAGCATTGCGTTCTGGCATACTGGTTGCATTATACACTTACATACGTTGTGAAATTACTAATTTTAAAATTTGAAAAATGGAGCTAAGAAGATGGTCATAGATATTTTGAAAGAAATAGGTGCCGCCCGTTACAATGGTGGGTGGAGTAAACAAATAACGGGTTTAGACAAAACAAAAAACAACGGATACAGTCTTATAGGAGACTTTAAAACCATCCATGAGGGGTTAAACTCCTTTAACGACGGGTTGTATCTGGATGTTGATAAAGGCGGCTCAAGAAAAAATCATACGAATAATGTAACCTTATTTTCTATACACGGCTCCAACTTGAAAATTCTAAAGAAAATCAATGACGCTGGGAGGGATTGGGCGATCCAACTCTGGCCAGTAATTGAAGAAGAGTTAGCTTGCAAGAAAAACCCATTAGCTACTTTTTCAAATGATGAGCTAATTGAAGAGCTTAAAAGAAGAGGTGTCTAAGTATAAAAAGTGTGCATGCCGCTGGCCACTTCATGTGTTCAGTGACATGCACCTTGCTAAACTCGAAACATATTTGTAAAACATTGAGAATTATGAATTGTACGTAAAACTTGGCAGGCTTAATTGTTGTTTTTGTTTTTGTCGTATCATCTGTAATACGCGCTTAAGGTATTTGGAATTTTTCAATTTCAGAATTTTTATATTACGCTTGTATATCTTATCCAGCAGACGTAAACGTGCTACATCCATTTTGATGCCTTGTGTGATTGTACGTCTATAATCAGCACACGTTTTCAAACACAAATCTATGTGTTGCAAAAGCTCTTTAGATACATATTCTTTACTTAATTTTTCAAGGCTTTTTGTGAGCATAACTTCTGCAATTTTGACATTTTTTCTGACAACGCCTAAATCAACAACTTGTATCTTATTTAACGCATGTGTATCTTTAAGCGTGCGCTCTCTGAGCAGCTTGATTCTTTCATGAACACGCACTGCATGAGCATTTCCCTTTTCAATTAGTGTATCTACTTCTAGTTGCAGCACAGCCGTTTTAGCAACATTTTTTAAATTTAGCATTTTAACTATTAACTATTAATAATTTATCATCAGACAGGTTCCAGGGAGATTTCTGTCGGACATTTATTGTAAAATTAGCACTTACATCCGTGCCGTCTTCCGCACGCATGTCTGCTGTATATGTCCATGTTTCGCTCGTGGTATTAATTCTGCGTAAAGTTTCTCCTGCAACACTTATTTCTAATTGATAATTTACAAAATCTGTTTCAACACCGCCACCGCCATAACCAAGAGCATGCTGGCCATAAGGCATCTTCCCATAACCTATATAGCGGTTAGTCCCTTTCCAATCAATTTTGCAATCCACATTATCCAATAAAGTTGTTGCAGCACCCTGGTTATTTATTTCTAAACCATCCACAGGATTTAACTTTCTGTATTTACCTATTGGCACAATTGTAACTTCCGGTGCAGCATCCACAGGAGTCGCGGCCACACCTTTAGGAGAAACGGATAACGCTTTAAAATATATTGTTTGGAATAATTCATTCATAGTATCATAACCATAAACAAATGTGTCCTCTCGCAGTGTTATAACAACATCCTGTGCATGCGTAGTTGCTAAGGAGTTATTTTGCCCACGCGTGCATCTGGTAAAATAGCCTGTGTCATCATCATCATCTACAAAACTCGTGTAATTTAGTTCCTCATCTTCAATAATAAGTGTTCCATTATCAGGAAACGCACCATAAATTCTTTTAATATATATTGTTGTGGAATTTTCGTCTATAACATTTTCAAGTAAGCCAACTTCTGAGATAACAAAAGCATCTCCTACAAATTCATAATCTAAGTTGCTACCAACGCTTTTAAAAATTTGTGCGCCGGCCCACCAACGGGGATCATCTGGTAGTCCAAAAGATATTTTTATTTCTGGAACATCGGGTTTTTCATAAGCATCGAGATGTACAACATGCTCTGGAGGGTCAAAAAGAGATGGTATATATGAATCAGTATTAGCTTGTGTAGCCACACCTTCATCATGGTAAATATCCGTGTTGTACTCTCGGCAAACTAAAGCTAGTTCTTCATCTTCTTGTTCAGAAATTTCTAATATTCTAAATAGTTTTTGAGTCCACCCGGGCAATGAATGAGTAACATCTATGACATCACCAACTTCAAAAGCAATATTTTTTATACTTACTCTAAAAGTCACTATTATTTTATTAGTTATAGCATTGTCAAGATAGTATTGTGCTAAACGTGACGCCTGACCTTTCCTGGAAACGCCATGTAATTGAACTAAAATTTCACGTATCTCGTCGGTTGCTTCTTGGTCGTATTCATCGTTAGCAAAAAGTATATTATGTCTAAACTCATCATCACGATCCCTAATATCTACTTTTATTCTGTTAGGAATATCGTTTAAAGATGGTACGGTGTATTGAAAAGTATCTGTGATTATTTCGTCTTCTGTTATCGCTGCAATGCTGGATTCTGCCTTATCAACTCTTAATTTGATAACGCCTTCTGACCATACTAGAAAGCCCCCAAAAGACTGTAACATCATGACTAGATGATCAAGTGCAGATTTATGTGATCCAAGAACTATATCCAAATTGTAACGTTCTGAGCCGTCCGCTAAAATTTCTGTGCAATAAGTATGTACTTCTTCAAAAGACGTTTGATCAAGTTTGTCTGTAGGTATACCCATCCCATAACGTGTATTTGTTAAAAAATCCCAAATGGCCGCCGCTGGTGAATTTTCAAAACCTACTTGCGTAAAACTTAAACGCACATCCCTGTTAGTACTACTAACATCCGCTTGAATTGCTCTTAAGTAGTTAGTGTCATAAACTAAAGAACCCTTACCGTGCGTCCATTCATAAGAAGGTGTGTTTAACCACGTTATAGTATTTGTTACAGCATTATACCAACCTGCCAGATACCCTCCTTGCGTAGGGAAATTAACAGATAACCATAGCTTGCCGCCGCGCACAAAAATTCCCGTAACACGCCTGTTACTGTCCACCGTGTCTAGTACACGTACATGCTCAGTGATATTACCATCCACATCACACGAATATAACCAGTACTTACCACTATCTGCTGTCTTACCTGCGATGAACCAAAATTCCCCCAAAAAAGGCCCTGCGGGTTGGAAAGCGCATATTGAAAAATTACCTTGCGGGAAAGCGTGCGCTGTAAAATTAGTAGGGTCTTTTGAATCTGAAATATATATATTGTACGTAGCGCCTGACCTATTTAAAACTACTATACGCCATGATATATCACTAAAGTGTATAATATTTCCGCCATAATGATCAGAACCTATAGTTGCAAGTAAAAAGTAGGTCGTTCCTTGCAGATAATAAATTGAACCTCCTAAAGTGCCGACAAAAAGACGCTCGTTAGCTCCGGATTCTAAGGGTGGGCCTAACAGGTAATCAATATCTCCTACTACCAACCATTCTACTTTCTTGCTGCTGGGCGTTTCTAAAAATACAAATGCATCTAAATCCGAATCTGCGCGGACTAAACCATTACCCCATGGAGTTAAACTTTGCGTACAAGGCCACCACCAATAGTCTGCCCAAGACACCCATGCGGACTGATTGTCGTCTAGGTACGTATTATAATAATCTGGGCTTCCTTTATCATGCCATTGCCCAGTGCTTTCACGCCACCAGAATAAGTGCATTTCACCATCAACAAATGAATACGAAATTACAATCTCGTCACCAGCGACATTCACACCTGGATATGAATTTATAGCTGTACTGCTGTTATATGGTGCAGCCAAATAATCCTCCCAAGTGCCCCCTAGCTCCCATGTTATAGGCACACCGCCGGCAATTGCATGAATAATGGCAGAAACCATGGGTAACCTATTCATTTGACCTAGAGAACCAGACCATATGACATAGGCAGTATCTGCCCATACAGGCGGGTTGTCAGATATGGCGTTTTGTACTAAATAATTGGCACTTTGATCAGAAGTGCCTGTATATCCTATCCAATTTGTGCCCTCATCTTCAGTAATATCGGTATCTTCTAAAAAAACTTGTATTATTGATGAGATAGGCCCTTCTGATAAAGCTACAGCAAAATCTGCAAAATACTCCACCCATTTTGACCCGCCGCCCGCAGGCGCACCGCCTTTGCCTCCCGTACCGCCCTCCTTATGAACTTCTGATCGTGCATTTCCTATCCACATCAGATTGCCATATACTCGGCTTCTCCCGTATACTATAGGAACAGGGAGATTCCTTTGAAAGGTATTAAATTGCAAATCACGTGTGTCTATTTCTTGCTCAGGCACTTGTGGAGCATCTATCATACCGCCAATACCATATCCTAACATAGCGCCATACATAGCACCTGCGGGGCCGCCCATCCAAAATCCAACAACAAGCCCAACGCCCGCGCCTACATACTGTCCTATTGTGCCACCGCCCACGTTTTAAATGCCTCCACCATAAATTTTAACCTATGGGTTCCTAAATAATTATTCTGCCAAAACCGCTGTCGAATATCCGATATTTGTACAGACCTGTTAACGACGATTGAAGAATGGATAAATTCATGTTTATTCAGCCAGATACCCACGTGATTTTCTGCTGTGTGCTGTACTTTAAATGCGCATATATCGCTCATGCACCTTTCAGAATCCCGTACACGCTCACAATATTCTTTAAGCGTTAAAGCACATTTTTTTGGATCTCCTAATTGCCAATTAAAAGAATACAAAACATGTGCTTTTTTTGGGAAATAAAAGTTTAAATTCGTAAATATTGCAATAATAAGTCCTTGACAGTCAACGCCTCTTTTTGTTCTGCCCATATGCCTGAAAGGCGTGTTTAACCACGTTTTGCTCTCTTCTAAAAACGCATTTTTAAAATCAGTCTTATTTTTATACAAGTGGTTTTTTTGGAATTGTTGTGTATCCACCATAATGTTGCCAATTGTTATATGTATTTACACATATATTTTGGGTTTTGTTACATCCGCGATAAAGCGTGTATTGTGATGTGTCATCTATAGCTACAGGAAACCCTAACCGGAAAGTTAGAGTATCTGTTACCGCGTCAAAGACGCGCACTTGACGTGATAATCCTATATTTGTCCCACCGGTTATTTTTATAACTCCATCTTTCCAGTAATCACCTGCTTGTGTCAATGCTGCGTCTATTAGTGTTGTTGTGGTACCAGCATCCGCAGTTCCTGTCACTTTATTGGCTACGGCATCCTTATCTATAGTACACCATGTGTCACCAAACTTATGATTACATTGTGCCTGAAACATCCTTCCGGGGTATTTTTTTGTTACGGCATTTAACCAGCTTACTATCCGTGCTTGCACTTTTTGCTGGTCTATTGCAAGCATGTCAATGCGCCCGTCAAAAAGGACAATAATATTTACAGCACTACCTAAGTACCCTCTAAACGCCTTTTTAACAATGATCCGTTTGCCTTGCAATTCTTTAGATTGTATTAGTTGTGTGAAGCCTTTGTCAACATTATCAAGCTGCACACTAATCTCATCAACTTTTGAATCTATTGTTGTACTGATGCGCGTGCGGCTTATTCCTATCGCTGTATATGTTTGTACACCTAAAACTATGTCCTGTTCAGCATTAACATAATAATAAGTTTGATCATCCAGATAGATTTCATATAGCTCTAATGGTGCGTTTTGTTCATCTAAAATTACAGATGCTAAAGCTGCCGGTATAGTTCGTCCCATTAAAATACCTCAACAAAAGTTAATCCTGTAGAATGAACAAAATCAGCAGTATTGTCCTCACTATAACTATCCGCGGCTAAACGTACCTTATACGCAATCTGCACCCAAACTTTCTGCCCTTTGGCACTATTGACTATGTAAGAGTTCGTGAGTGCCCCAACAAGGATGATGCGCTCAGGGCTACTGGCCAACGAACTCACTTGCTTTATTTCGTGATTTGTACCATCATTAATGTAAATATAGTTACCATGCGCTTCCGATACGGCAGAAAACCTATCTGTACGTTCCACATAAACCGTAGTCCCGCCTGTATAGTCTGCCATTAAAAAAGTATCATGTTTAAAAGAAGGCAACCAAAAATAATCGTACTTACCTTGCCTGGCTTCTACAAAAGCCCAAATATCACCAATAACACCACGTTGCTGTAAGTAGCGCAAAAATGTTAAATTTGCAGCATATTTAGGTTTAGCCCATTTAGTGCGGCGCTGTTCCTTGCCGGACTCAAAGGTAGTCACAAGTGTTTTATGTGTTATGCCTGATGTTATAGCATTAAAATCAGGTTCCCATATAAAAATGTCAGATGCACCCATAGCTAACTTTCTTTAAAATCTTATAACGTTTTTCTTAAACTTGAACGTACGCGTCCGCCACCTGCTGCATCCGCTGAAACAACATTTGTTATAGCGTCTGGATTTTTTGCAATATAATTCTGAAACAACGAAGGGTCAATAAAATTGACAATATCTCCAGTTTGTACCTGAGGTGTGTTGGTTTGTGTACGTCCTGTTTTGTTAATACGTGCAAGCTGCTTAAGCGTACTGGAATTTACAGCTTCTTTACGTACTACAAACTCCCCACCTTTTAAATTAGCACGCACATTATCCCCAGGGCCGCTTGCACCCAATACTGAACCACCACTTTGATAGCCTAATGCGGGTATTAGACCTCCTTTTTCTGCGCCTAGCGGAATGGCACCTGTACCCGTCATGCCTTGGATGGCTTTTAATATAAGCGCCTTTACAATCATCCGAGAGACGGCCTGTATAAAAGATCGTGCCATATCTTGCGTAATTGCATTAAAACTATCACGCATGCTCACATTGCCCCTAATGGCTCCTTCAATAAATTCCGATAGTAAATCTGACATACCATCAATCATGCTTGTATAACCATCTTGGATAATTTCATGACTCATTTGATACAGATTAACTTCTTCGTTAACAAATTCTTCCGATGCGGCGTGCATGCCTTCGAGCGCACTGTTGAAGTTTTGTTTCACATTTTCAACGTGCATATTTATAACTTCTGTTCTTGTTTGCCCTGTGCGTTGTGCTATTTCGCTTATGGTTTTATAGTAATCTTCATTGGCTTCTGTAAGGCTTTCTAAATGTTTTATGAGTGCATCAAGCTCTTTTTCTTTGACACTTTCGGCGTGTTCTTGCTTCTTAATATCCAGTTTTTTAAGATTGTTTTGGTATACACGCTCTGCAGCTTCTTTATTGTCAGTGTTATCTAGTGTTTCTAAGAAGTCATCTTCAATGCGCTGTTTTTTCCAATCGTAATATCCTGCCCAAGAAAAGCCTATATTTTCAATAAGGCTTTTTTCTAAATTTAAACCGCGCACATACTCTTGTTCCAATTCTACTAATTGCTCTTGCCTTTTTTCTGCCTTTTTGTCAGCATACTCTTTCTCTATGGCATTACGGCTGTTTTGATACCAACGCTCAAGCTCCAAGTCATCACCTAGCACTTTTTTTCGCTCTTCAAATTCCCGTAAAAGCACGAGTAATTTCGCATCTTTCTCCTTACCCGCTACTTCCAAGCTCTCTATAGCTAATTGTCTTTTTAACTTTAATATTTCGTCCTGGTTTTTCTTTTCCTCTTTAGACAATACTTTCTGTTCTGTCGCCTTTAATTTCTTAACACGTTCTATAAGGCTAGTGCTGTCTATGGGTTTGTCAGATTCGAGTGCTTCTCTAGTTGCAGCATTACGCTCTTTAATAATTTTTAGAGCCTCTTCGGCACTTTTAGCTTGAATACCGTACTTTTTGTTAATTTCATCAAGCCTTTTTGACAAACCTGCGACATCCGCAGCAGGTTTTGAGAAGTCTAAGCCTATTAGTTTTGTCCAGTATTCGATAGTAGTTTGTATGGCGCGGTTTAACGCATCGAACTGCGTAAGTAATTTTCCAATACCCCAACCAACGGCGAAAGCAGCGGCTACCGCGCCCAACCACTTTAAAAGCCCCACAGCCAACAGTGCTTTAACACTACCCGCGAGCAGAAACACGTGCGCATTCAAAGCGATTACAGCACCTTTAACTACAGCAAAGCCTGCTACAAGTTTAGGTAACAATAGTGTTATGCTTAATAATCCTGCGGATACTGCTGCTACAGCCACACTACCAACGGAAATGGATGCGATGAAGCGTTTTGTTGCAGGAGACAACTTACTAAACCATGCCGCCATATCTCCCAGTAGCATTGTAAAGGCTTCAATTATTGGGAGAGAATTACTAAAAGTATCAATTAATGCGACTTTTATTTTCTGTTCTGTTTGTTGTATTTTAAAAAACGTTTTATCTTGTGCATTATTAAAGTGATTTTGCGCTGTACCCCTGTCATTCAATATTTGCGCGCTTTTTTGCATAGTCTCGTTACTCTTTGACATTAAAACGTCGAGACCTTTTAACGCTTCTTGTGATCCAAATAGTGCTGATGCGTGCTCTACACTAGCACCACTTATTAATTTTAAAATATTTCCAAAACCCAGTTGTTTAACTGTGTTTATTGATAGTTCCGCGCTGTATCCTAGTGCTTCTTGGGTAAGCTCTGCAAATGCCTTTTTAGCTTGTTCCTGCGGTTTTGTAAAAGTGTTCATTATCCCACTGAGCGTGGTGGTAGCCCGCTCAGTACTCCCTAAAGATAATGTAAGCTGTGCGAATAGTGCGAGTAAATCATTTAGTGGTATGCCAAGTTGTTTGCCTATGGGTATGAAATTGCCTGCCTGTTGCGCTAACGCGCCCATTTCTGTTCGTGCTAGAAATACAGTATTTGAAAGCATATCTGAAACGTGTGTGACATCGCTTATTTCGTCTCCGTATGCTTCCATAGTAGTTAACAGTACTTCGATAACCGTACCTGTTTCTGTGAATTGGCCCGCGGCTATTTTCGCAGCTTCTTCAAGTAACTCTATACTTTCCGTTGCGTCATTTCCTGCGGATAATGCATTATATAAGCCATCAGATAATGTTTTAGTTGACTGTCCAAATTCCGTGGCCATACTTTTAACTTTTACGTCAAAGTTAGCCATAGTATCAACGACTTCGTTAGTTGCAGTGTTGACATTATCGCGCAGCATGGTTTCTACACGTGCCATCTGTTCTTCATAATCTAAAGCAACGCCAGACGCCTTTTTCAGAGCAAACGCAGCGGTACCTGCGAACGCAGTTAAAGCAATACCCGCCTTTTTTATATCAGCAGTGTGCTTTTTTGAAAAATCTGCTGTTTGATTTGTAAAGTCTTTTACATGTTTACTCGCGTTGCCTATACCTTGTGTAAATTTGTTTAAATCTACAACAATCCTTACGAGTAGATCACGTGTTGCCATTTTATTGCGAACCTATAACTACAGTAATTACAATTTTTACACCACCTGTAGGTGCAGCATCATCTAAAATTAAGTACTCATCTGTTGTTTGTGCATTTTCACCTTGGCAATTATTTAAAATGTCACAAAATTCACCAGTTATTTTAAACTGCTTGTTTGGGACAACTTCTGCTAAAACTACTTTTTTCAATTTAGCATAAGACATCCATTCAGTCCAAGCTGCATTATGTGTAGCATATTCTGCACGGAAACGCATTTTTCCAAAAACAGAATTTTCAGGTGTTACTGCATCAATAAACTCCATGCCTACACCGTTATCTACCACATTAGAACAATCTATTTGAATAACATTTTCATTTATGTATATAACACTGCCTATTTTTGTGGCGCACAATGCACTATGTGCACTCATGAAAATCACAAATGCAGTGAATATAAATCTTTTTAACATCGAATTATCCTATAAAAAAACCTTCCGACATTTTAAATTTGAAGGAAGGCATTATAATCATATTGTACCTACTTAAGTGGGCTTGTTTCTTTAAGTTTTTTTATATTGTATGATTCTAGTTCATCAACTATTGTGGGATCATGTGTGTCTTGTTGTTTTTTGTTATTATCCAATACACTCAATAACATGTTTAATTCTATTCGTGAGTGCTCAATCACTTGATGCACAGTCCATCCGAATTTAACACAAAAAAATGTGATGTACTCGCTTATTGTTATTTTTGTGTCTGTGCTTTTGGTATTTTTACTTTCAAAGACATCATTTGGAAGTAATATAACAAAAAAGGTGCTAAGACCTCGATTACCACTTCAACATTTAGCTCTTCTTCTACCCATTGAGTCTCTTTATTTAAAATTAAGGACACCGCTTGTGTAATTTTTTGCGGCGCTTGTGTTATTATTGTTGGAATAGCATCCACTATCGCATTTAATGCATTTTTTTCATTTTCACTT